TATTTAATTTTAATGGTTTTGGTGTTCGAATCTTATCTAAAGATGGAAGTGAGTGGTTTGTCGCGGCAGATGTATGCCGAGTTCTAGGAGTGCAGAACGTAGCACAAGCCTTAGACTCCCTTGATGAGAGTGACAAACATATGTTCGATATAGGTCTGCCGGGTCGCAAACCCTACGCTATTAATGAATGTGGTCTATATGCATTGATTTTTAAGTCTCGTAAAGAGGAGGCATTAAAGTTTCAACGATGGGTGATCACCGAAGTGCTCCCATCTATTCGTAAGCATGGAGCATATATTACGAAGCATACATTACTACAGATGCAGGATAGCCCTGAGAAGCAACAAGAACTTATTGATACGTTACTTGATGAGAACGCTCTTATTACTAAAAGACTAACAGCTACGTCTAATTCTATTGATGCTTACTATAATGCACAACTTGATGCAGAAGCAGAACTAGATGAAGTGAAGCAAGAGAATGAAAAACTTAAATCATTACTTGTTGATGCAGGTATAGATTGGGAAAATCAATAGTGGAGGATAATCGGACATGAGCCTTATAAAATTTAGCTGTCAGATAGCGGATATGATTCCGTTCACGCAGTTGCTTCCGTTTCAGGGTAACTTGAAGAAGCGTACAGAACAAGACGTAGAGAACCTTGCAGGTTCGTTGCTGCAAGATGGGATGAAAGCTCCTTTCTATATATGGAAGAAGCCGTGGCCGGATGAGTTGCGACAACAGAGTGCAGCTACATTGGAAGACGAGCAGAAGTGGTTCGAGGATCAGCCTAACTACGTGCTCGATGGTCATGGGAGAATAGCTGCTATTCATTGGATAGCAGATCATAAGGATGCTTCGGTATTAGCCGATAGCTATCCGTATATAACCATTGTTGAGGAGACGTTGGAGGAAGCGAAGAATACACTTCTTCAAGTGTCTTCACAATATGGCAAGATAACGCAGAAGGGCCTTGCTCAATTTATCGTGAACTGTCCTAAGATTGATGTGAGTAGGTTAGGAGTGAAGTTCAAGGTCAATGAGGTACAGGCAAAGCCTGTTGAACAACCGAAGGATGAGTATGTTGTGATGAGGTTGAGGGTGCTTAGAGCAGATGTACCGAATATAGTGAATGTATTCAAGGGTATACCGTCTGTACAGATAATATAAAAGAGGTGGATCGTGTTTCGTGTGTTACATGCATTATTCATTGGGGATAATATGAACAGTTCGTTAGAACTAGCTGATTTTGTATTTATTATTGGCATGTTCTTATCGCTTGTAGTAATATTGCTCGTGACGTTAATTTTGAATAGGAGAATACATAGGAATACGATACGAGAACAATCTGTTGATGAGAAATTGAATAAGGCTCTTGCAGAACAAAAGGTAGAGCAAGATCAAATTTTGTCGAAGCTGACGAGTCTGTCAGAGGCGATTCAAGATACTGTTCGGACGAATACGTATTTTTATCGTGATACGCTATTAGGCTTATTGTATACAGTAGAACTACCTATACTAAAACGGCTTATTGCATACAATGATTATGTTAAGCTCGGTGGTGATGGTGGGGCTACGCTGTATGCTAAAGATTTAATATTAGACAATAAAGATGACTGGCAGACGGTTGTTCGTGATCATTATGATCATGTAATGGATGACAAGAATGAATATTACAATAAGATAATAGCAGAGATTAATAGACAACTCTTTAATTAGAGGTATACGGTGGAAGACGCGACTGCGGTACTAAATATTACTCGTGACTTAAAGTCATTTCTTCTTAATAGAGTAGACAAGATCCAAGATCCAAATCCTGTAATAGAGGATACGTTTGATTCCTTATATTCTATTGCAGCAAAGCGTGGGGTGACTTTGCAGCAGTGGGTCTCGGAGAATCCTGCGGAGATATTGCGGTATGGGCAACGGATCGTGGCTTCGTGGGAGGGCGTGCTTCAGCAGGCGGCGATCACTGGTGAGATAACGACGAGTGTTGGCAACAGCACGGTTACGAGGGAGACTGTGCGGCTTATTGAGAAGTCGGTGCAGAACGCAAGAGACGATCTTTCTCTTGTTAATTTGATGATTAATACAGGCCGGAGTGATCAGGCTAGGAAAGATAGGATAATAGAAGCGTTGTATAATAAAGCATTGCAGGGGGATGTGAAGGCTGCAACGTATATTATAGATCGTGTCGAGGGCCGTATACCAGAAGCAATACCTCAAGAGTTGGATTATAATAATGCTGGTAGTGTGTTCCTTATTGTACATACGTTGTTTGACAAGCAATTACAGGTCTTGAATTGTGGGCCAGGGACAGTAATGGTATGCTGTTCACGTAAGGCTGGTAAGACACAGATGTGCGCTGCTACGCTTCTTATAGAGGCGTTACGTAACACTAATACTACATGTTTGTATATTGGTGAGACGATGCAGATGGCAGAGAGTCTGTTAGATAAAGCAATGAACCTTATTATTACGAAGTGTAATCTTCGTGATAGTAAAGGTAATAGGTTGAATTGGAAGCGGTTAGAGAATGGATCGGAGATTATCGTAAGAGGGTTGTCGAATACAAAAGATCCGGATCTTATCCGTGGGATTAATGCGAAAGTAATTATCATTGATGAGTTCTTCCATTTGAAGTCTGATCTATTGGAATACATGCAGCAAGAAGTTCTTGAGCCTATGCAGCTTGCGTATGCACAGGATTATAAGCTCTTGCTGGTTGGGACTCCTCCGAAGATTAAGGGTACATATGGTGAGAAGGTTTGGACAAATCTTGATGTTCCTCACTTTGAGTGGACAGTGTTCGAGAATCCATATGTTCCTAGTGCGTTGGAGTTTGTTACCGAGAAACTTCGTGAGAAGGGCCTTGATGAAACGTCACCGTGGGCGCAGCGTGAGTATTGGGGCAAATGGGCATATGATGAAGATGCCTTATTATATCCAGAGTATCATACATGGACAGAGGAGCTTGTTCCTACCATTATGGTATCTCGGATTCTTGTTGGACTTGATTATGGCGTAGATGATAATAATGCAATCAATGGTATTGCATGGTCTGATAGTGAGCGGCGAGGATTTGTATTCTACGAATCTAAGTTTAATCGGTTAACGTGCGATAAGAATATAACGATGCTCCAACAGTTGAAGAAAGAATGTAGAGCGCTGTGGGGATATTCTCTTGATTGGATGATGTCGAAGCTTCATCTTTCTGCAAAAGAGGCTAATAAGCTTATATCATGGGAAGCAGATAGTAGTGATCAACAGCTTACACAGGAGCTTGCGTATAATGTTAAGCTTGATAATTTTCCTGAACTACGGATGCAGATAGCTAATGCTCATAAACAAGATAAGATCATTATGCAGGATAAGATTAGAGATTTGCTTCGGACGGGTAACTTGTTATTACCTGATGGTGGGCTGACAGCGGCAGAGTGTGAGATGACAGTGTTGATGAGAGATCCACAGGGGAATCTTATGATAGAGATTGATGACAAAGCTTTTCATCCTGATCTGCTTCCGGCTATGAGATATGGACTATGGCCTGCGGTTGGGCTTGAAGTATTAGATGGGAACGAATAGGAGGACATATGAAGTTACCGTTTATGAAATCTTCAACAGGGTTCTTTACACCTCCGAGTGGTGAAGATATACTCAATGCTAATAAGGAAGAAGAATCAAAAAAGACGCCTGATCAAATTGCTGGTGAGAAGGTGGATGAGATTGCAAAAGAAGAAGCAGGTAAGGCGGATATGACCGATCCTGATTATCGTAAGAAGCTTATGATAGCAATACATAGTAAGATTGGTGGTCAAAGAGACAAGGCTCTTTCTGATAAGTTCATACGTGCAGTTGTCGCAGGGCATCTTACTGATATATTCAATAAGATGGAGGCTGCTCGTGCAGGTAAAGAGAAAGATGATATTGAGATTTCTTCCGAGGAGATGAAGGATATACTTGGTGTACTTGGAGACACACAGGGTGATTCAATGCCAGCAAGTGATACATCTGCTCTTGATGCTAGTGGCGAGCTAGGGTCTGAAACAAAAAATGCTGGCGGGATGAGCGAAGACGAATTATCTAAGCTACTTGGTATTGCATCTGATGTGCCTGTACCGGAAGTTTCTATACCTGCGACTATACTTGAGAAAATATCTCATGCTGGTGAAGTAAAGAGTGGTGATAGTAAGGATACTGGTGCTGCTGGTATTGATCCTAAAACTATAAATGCTGCGATTAGTGCAGCGAAGATGATAGGAGAATAATATGGCCCGGACAGAACAAACGGATAGGCAGTTATTGAATGAGTTTTCTTCATTTTGGCTCCCAAAGAAGGTGCCCAAGTCTCCAGATACTCGTGATGAAATAACGGAAGATATTTATGAGATGATACAGAAGGATAAGGGATATGCTTCACTCATTGATAAGCTTAGAAAAATGCATAATAAAAAAGAGATTGAGGATGATATACAGCAGTGTATCATCGAGAGGCAGCTTTTACAAGCGAGTAAGTGGGATGAGGATAAATGGAAAGAGATTGATAAGAAGGATGTCGAGCTCCAAAAGTATTATGATGAGTTGGCTGCGATAGGGCCTACGGAGGATTAATGTGGGGTTGATTCGGCAATTAATTGATATACAATATGAGAAAATGCAAATACATCGGGCAATGAGGATACTGAAAGATCAGGAATGGTCATTGGAGTTTCTTATGGGCCTGCTTAATAAAGCGATGCAGTACAAGAAACAGAACGTTCAGATGACGTTAAAGAATAAGAATGGGCAAGAGCTTGTGATTCGAGCAGATATACCTATGACACAGGATCTTGCTAAAAAGGATCAGCAGCTTGATGTGTTAGCAGGGAATATAACTCTTGAAGATGTGCTTGATCAAGCAGAGATTCAAGGTATATTATAGGAGATGTATATGTTAGGTATCAGATCGTTGAGTGATACGGAGTTAGAAAACAGGTTTGTTACTTTAACTACGTCATCTACGGGTCAGCTACTTCCAAAGGGCATGGGGCATAACTCTGTGTCACAGGTAGTTGATGAATTAATTCGGCGTAATAGGCTTGTTGAGGAAGAACCGGAAGACACGAGTCTGCATGGGAGTCCTTCTGATTTTGGGAAAATTTAATTTTATTAACGAGGAGTTTAATGTATGAGTAACTTGCAATCATTTTTCTTTGATCCTATTTATAAGGAAGTCGCTCCATTTGATACACATGGTCGTGGTGTACGGACAAAGATGTCGGATACAGAGATCGCTGCTCTTAAAGACGCTACGTATGAGCGTATGAAGACAGTGGTTATGAGTGCTGGAACTGTCAAAGATGGGTATATGAAATATACTCCGGGTGAAGTATGGGAGCTTCTTCAAACATATGTAGCTTGCACAGAAGCACCGACAGAAGATATTGAAGAACCGGAGGATTAACATATGCCTGTGCATAAGGTTAAGGGCGGTTGGAAATGGGGCAAGCATGGTAAGGTATATAAATCGAAGAAGAAGGCACAAAAACAAGCTAGAGCGATATATGCGTCTGGCTATAAGGGGAAATGATGAATAAAGATATGCTCAGGCAGCGTCAAGCTCTCGGTGTGATGGGTATCTTACTTCCAATTGTAGACTGGATAAGTGCGGCAGTATTTGGTAGGAATGGATGGTTACTTCCATCTATATCATCTACGTATTACATGAACTCATCGGCGTTGTTCGTAGGACTTGTATTTGCGACAGGTATATTTCTTATTTGTTATAAAGGGTATGACGTAAAAGATGCGACTCTTTCGATGGCGGCTGGAGTTGGAGGCATTGCGCTTGTGCTATTCCCATGTAAGTATGGTGATACAGTGCATAACTGGTTGATGTTACCTATGTGGTTCACGAACATTGTGCATTTATTGGGCGCTGCTGCATTTTTTGGCTGCTTGTGCTGGATTATGATATTCCAATTTACGAAGTCAGCTACGCCTGTTGAGAAGGGATTACGTAAATGGCTACGTAATATAATCTACATTGTATGTGGATGTACAATGGCAGGTGCTCTAATCGTAGGATTTGGTCTTTCTGCACTGCTCGGTATTGGTTGGCTCGTGTATCTTGGTGAGACTGTTGCGTTATGGGCCTTCGGTATTGGTTGGTTGATTAAGGGAGAGGTTCTCTTAAAGGATAAGTAATGGCAGATGAGGATGCTACAGAGGTACTACCTATTGCTGTAGATAAAAAGAAGAAGGGATTTTCGTTGTGGCTACTCCAAGTAGCGTGGGTATTGGAGGTAGCGATTGTTATCTTATATACATTCGTTGGTACTATTGCTTTTCCTACTGATCGTCTTACTTCTTGGTTGTCCGCAATGCCCTTAATTACTGCGCTTATTGCTACGCAAGGTGTGATTGCTGGTAGTGGGCCATTACTTGCGGATCTTATTAAACAGAGTGGTGGAAAATAATAATGGCTGGTGATTTTAACCTGATGTCACAGTTATTAGCATTGATTAATCAAGGTGAAGGGACACCGTTTAATCAAGTATCTACTGCGCTACGTAAATTATTAGAGGGTGGATTAGGAGGATCGTCTGCACCTCCTAGTTGGACTGATATTACTGATGCTCCTAATATGTGCGCTATGTTGATTAATGCAGGTGGAACGTTAAATACGATAGCGGGTAATGTAAATCCGTTTGTTGTGAATGTTTATGGGATGGCAGCAGGACATTATCAGTTGCAAACTGGCACAATTAATGCAGGATCTGTAATAATTACTGCTTCTGCTATTGCTCCTTCCGGTTATCCTATGATTATAAATGTATATCCTAGTAGTTCTAGTACGATTGAGATATTTACATATAATATGTCTGGCGTAGCGGCGGCATGTTCGTTTTGTGTGACTGCATTATGGAAATAGGTGGTTATAGATGCCTAAAATTAACTTTGTAAAGGATAATGTCTCTGGTTTTTATGTTCCGGCGCAGTATCCAGTACGTCAGAGCGAGTACGGAGACAATATGCAGGTGCCGGAAGGCATTAGATCTGACTTTTTTAAGCTTACATCACTCATCGAGGACAAATATACTAAGGAATATCTTAAAATATGTGCCTTTTATAATAAGCTATTCCCTTCATTGAAGGATTATGATTGGTCTAGGTCGTCATATAACACTGTTCCATTCACTTTACAGGATCAAGAGCGTACAGATACAGGTACAGGCATGTCAGCTAACTACTTAAAGGGAGTAATTGATGTAGTTGTGGCTAGAATCGGAAATACGAGCTTCGATTATCGTCTTGTCGCTGACGTTCCGACTGCTTTATATACGATTTATAAGGATGAAATAGAGCGTGTATTGAAATCTATAGTGAGGAAGAACAATGTTAATCGTATTGGGATTGAATCTTTTCATGATGCGGCTATTTTATGCTTTGCTCATGTGTTTATAGACCCTTGGAGTGGTGAAATACGTAAGGTTACTGATTGGGAACTCGGTACATATGAGGCAGAATTCAGTGAAGGGCATATAAAACGTGCAATGATACGTGATTTTGCCTTTCCAGTGAGTGCTTTAGGGCCTTATTTGGATGGTTTTGATGATGAAAGGGTGAAAAAGATAGGTAATCAGCGTCAAAGAGTTGATTTACGGCTGTATATTGATTGTTTTAGGCATAAAAAGTATGTTACAATAGGGTCAGATATGGGGCCGGAGACTGATTATCCATTCGATGAGGTACTTTTAGCTACATATTCATGGGATTTAGGGGTACGAAAGACGACAGCAGCGTCATTATTTGACGTTTTATACCCTATTCAAAGGGCTATGAATAAGCTTTTGGCGAAGAAAACACAGCTTTTAATCAACTATAAAGGGCCTGTTCCGGTGTTTAATAGGGACTCGGAGGTGGTTGTAAAGCAGCTTTCTAATGGTGCAGGTGAGTGTTTATTCATGGATACAGGGCGTGATCCTGCTGAATTGATGACAGTATTGCAGCCAACACCTCTTGATCCACAGTTAAATGCCGAAGTAGAGGCATTAAAAGGGCAAATGTTTGAATTAGCGGGTGTACAACAGATGAGTTTGGACTTAGATAATCTTAGATCTGCTGCTACAGTTATTGCTATTAATCAAATACATGACGCAGGGTTTCAATCACAGCTTACATCTCTTGCGGAGTTCATTAGAACGATTATTTTGATGTATATTAAGTTTCAATCTGTTGTTAAGACAGACGAAACATTACATTGGGGTAATATTTATAAGCTTTGTAATGAGGCATATATTAATATTCTTCCTGTGCACGATAATGATGCTACTTCTGGTGTAGGAAGTGATCCTACTGATCCTGACTATGGTAAAATGCAGATTGAGAAGTTCATTATTGAGGTAATGCGTGGAGCTAAAGATTATTTTGATGTTGATTTTACTCTTGATCCTACTATACTCCGGCAGACCGCAGCCTTGAGGCTTGTTCAATTAAAATCTATAGATGACTCTCCATGTGAAGAGCTTGATAGGCTTATTGAATTACTTATTATGTTGTATGTAGAGGATATGAGGCATGGTGTTGTGTTTTTAGTTCAGCCTATTGGACAAGGAACAGAGCCATCTTCTCCTAGTGATGTGGGGTCATCTCCTACGGATAGTGGGGGAGGATCTAGTGATATTGGGTCACAGGCGGCAATACCAGAATGATTAAAAAGTTTATTAGATGGCTTACACAGTATAAAGATCCTTTTAAGCATTGTCGTTATGCAAGGGAATGTTCTGCTGTTGATGGGCTTTTGTGTCCGTGTGAAGAAATGAAGTCTGGTGATATAGATTTTGCTGAACAGGTGTGGGGCGGGCGGTAATGGATAAAGAGCAAGTATTCGAGATACCTATTACATCTCCTCTTGAGCCTTCTCTTGAGGAAGCTATAGTTAATGTACAACAACCTACATTCTCTCATAACCCTCAATCTCCGGTGAGTGGGTTTTTATCTAATGCTATAAAGTATGAAGGTGATGGTATTTTTGCAGATTGGTTCCGGTATTATTATCGGATGCTATATAATCATCTTATAACATTTGATATTAATGAGCTTGATCCTGCAAATGAGTTAGTACCTCTTGAAGAAGTGTATAATATTAAGTTTCCACAGGTAATGAGGAACTTTTATTTTTATGAAGATATACGATATGCGTTGGATTTACAGTTTCCATGGACTACGCATCTTAAAAATTTAGGATTCACTGTTGGATTTGGTGATGTAGTTCAGAATGAATCCAAAGGTATACAGTTACAGTTACAGCGTATAGCAGATGGTGATGATATTGTTGCATACATTAAGTTAAATCTATGGCTTGATCCTTTTTTGGATATTGGTGAACTCCGTGATCCAAGATACATTATTACAGGTAAAACATATAAATATGGTTATGATTTTAGACTGTTAGCAGATCCATATAAGCGTTTAATGGATTTACCAGATGAACGATCAGACAATGCACCTATTTTTTTGGAAGATACGGAGTGGCTCTCTTTTATACCGAATGATTATGAAGCATTTATGACATTTGGGAGAGATACTATAGCTGCTTCTATAGTAAGAAAAATACATGATCAAAATAATCTTGTTGTTGTATTTCCATTAGTGGTAGAGAGTAATGTTGCTAATGATTTGAGCATTACTAAGCTAGTTAAAGATAATGGTATAACAACTTTTGGCTTTGGTAATAGTCCAAAGCGGTTTTTTAATATACATGATGATCATTCATTTAGTCAAGGTGATATTGGAGATGATCTTAATTTAACATTAGTACATGATGGTCATGCTGTTTTTTATCCTGATACAGTTAATGAGTATGATCAATTCAATGTTCAAAATACTGCTACTATTTATCCTGATCCAAATCGTCCTATGCCAGCGTTAGCTGGTATGAGTGATATATTGGTAGAGTGTGGAGAGGCGGTTATTGCTGTTGCGGAAGGAAGTGTTATATCTAGTCCTACGAATAATTCTATGTTGTCAATTTATACTATTTCTGTTACAGAGGCATTACGTAGTATTAATATTGATGAGAATAGACTGATCGTTACTGAAGTTAATTTAACACATGGTACATCTGGTAGGCCGGAGTCAATAACTCCTAATTATTGGTTAGGGGAGATACAGCCAGATGTATCTGTTGGAGGGTATGTAGGATTTACATTTACTCTAAAGGCTGGAATGACAACAAGTAATGTTCCTGTAATAATTAGTCAGCAAGCAAATTTTTCTGGTACGAGTGATAGTGATTTAATGCAAAAGATTAATGCATTTGTTGTTCAGCTAAACGCTCAGTTTTTGCAGGTTACACGAATTCAATTACTAGGCAATTTTACAGCCACGGTTACATGGAATCAGTCATCTTTTGAGACTATTCAACAAGACACTACACAGAATGTTTTGGTTGTATGTAATAATCCAGAGTCGGGTGATTGGTCAGCAATTCCATTGGAGACTGATGATGGATTCCCATTGACGGTTCGTAATAGTATTGTCATGAATGATGATAATATGAGTGGAACAATTAAAGTAGATTTATTACAGGTTAAGCAATCTAGTAGAAGTGCCGAGTATGGGATTGTATTTTCATTCGCTGCTATTAAGACAAAGTATATTAAAAATGTTACATGGGCTGCGACTGGTAAAAATATTCTTAGCATGATACAGGGTGATGAAATAATTAAAGCGTCTTTATCTGTAGATGATTGGGACTTTACGGATACTTTGTTAGAAGCTGATGGAGTAAGTCTTCCTACTGTGTATAATAAGAGTAACACTAATCGTCAAAATATTACAGTAGAATATCAAGGTCTTGATGATACAGAAGTTTTACGCTTACGATATACAGTTGATTTACCTAGTATACATGAGTATATTGGAGTTGTTCCTGTTCCTCGATATTCACCACTACGGATTGGGAGTGATCCAGTTAATGAGACTCCTTCTACGTCATATCCAGAGAGTATTTTTAATATGTCTGGAACATTCATTCCTAGTACAGTTGATGGATCTAATAGATGGGGTGCTATTGTAGAGCCAGTATTTGATCAGGCTGGAAAATACCGTCTACAAGGTTTGTCTGATGATACGATTAGGACTATTAAAATACGTAGATTGTTTATGTTAGCGCAACCAACATGGATTTCTGATCTTAATATGACGAATATGGTTCAATATTATAATCTTATATCTGCATCGGGGCTTGCTACAGTGATGGATCTGGTATTTCAAGATAATAGATCAGATCAATTTATAATTCATTGGGATAATGGATCTTATATATTTAATCAAGTGAGCGATGAAATCGAGGTAGGAGCTGTTACTGATTATATACGTCAAGTTGGTGAAGGAAATAGCGATGAGCAAGTTCTTCTTGATCAAATTGCTCTTGCCGAGATAAATCAAGATGATGTATTAAGTGAACAATTACAGCGTCAACTTGATGATTTATATGCATCTAATTCTTTCAATATGTCAATAAATGGTAGTGTGAATAGGTTTTTATTTAGGGACTCTGATAAAGGCATTGTAACGTTTCTTCCTAAAGGAATATATAAACGTGATGATCCGAATATTACATATATTGATCATACTGTTGATACTGATAAGATTAGTGTAGATTTTGAGTATATCCCACGAGATGATGATAAAATTCATAGAACGGATATATCTGTGGATTTTGATGGTGAAGCTTATATTGGATGTACTGCATATGACCTACGAACTGGAACAGCCAAAGATTTACAGCTTGCCTCTCCTAAAGATGACTATGCTATATTAACTACACAATTTGAAGCTGATGCCTCTACAGAAACATTTTGGTATATAGATAGCGAACATATTTTACAGCTTACAACTGATAGCTTGATACTACTTGAACGTGAAGAACTTGGTGCTAGATCTCCGAAGGATGGCGGTTATTGGTCTGCTATAGCGACTAGACCTCGTGGCTATATGACGGATGATTATCCGGTATTAATCTTTGGTGACAGGTCAGATGGATATAAATATGGTGTATCGTGTGCAGTTGAAGAGCGACCATATATGTATAGAGTTCAGCCGACTGCGACAGGTATTGTTATTTATTTTGTACTTACACGGATTACGGATCTTCAATTTGAGAAAGCAGGCGGTGGGAATCCATCATGGGGTTATTGTAATATAAATTTTTCAAATCTAGGGGATACTGGATTTTCAACACGTACACTGGCATTTGTGAATCAACCCCCTACTCCTTCATTTTTTGTAAATAACATTAGACTATCTGCATCGTATGTTCAGGGAAGCCTCCTTGTTGGTATGCAATTTGACAAAGGTATACATCAATGGACGATTACTATTAATCCATCTACTAATAATAATTATTCAATATTTAATGGATATGGTTGTGTTGGAATTGATGGTACAGTTACTGGTGGAGCCGTTCCAGCATATGCAATGAACACTCAATCTGGTAATCGTGTTCCTGTACGGAGTAAACCAGATACTACAGCGGCGCTAAGTTCAAAGAGGCAAGCATTTATATCTGGTCAAAGTCTATGTTTCTTGGATGATATTTTTGCTGGTGGTGTTTGTGTAAATGCGAAGTATTTAGGAAATAATAAATTTAGATTGAATAATTTACCGTTGACGTTTAGTCGATCTAATGTGAGTGAGTCCAAAGCAGCAACGAGTATTGACTTAGCCGTTAAAGGGGATTTTGTATTTCCTAATCCGTTGATTATATTCCTTGCTACTGCATGGGTCTGGGCTCGTGCGTCATCTGCAATCGCTATGAATTATTGGTCTGTAAATGCACTGACAGAAGATGAGGATTTTTATTCTGATGATCAGTCTATTTCAGTTAGTGCTGGAGCTATAAACAATACTCTATTCCGTGTAGCACTAGCTCTTATGTCAGCAGTTGCTACTACAGCGAGTGTAGCTGCTGATAAAGTACATAATGTGGTAGATCGTCTTATTAATGAGACATCTAAACAGGATCTTAAAGATGCGTTTGGTGGAACACGAGATGGTGAGACAGACGCACAGGCACAGGAACGTAGGAACAATGCGTGGAAGTCTAATGCTAAACGTGTATGGGATGAGCCACAGAAAACAGACGCAGATTTTGAAGATGCTCGTAAGTTGGGGAAGCCTGTGTTTGGTGACAAGAAATATTATAAGGACAAGGTTTCTTCTGGACTAGTTGCTGCGATTAACGCTTTTAACTCTGGTATATCTAGTCAGCCTACAGCGATAGCCGTAGCTAAATGTAGATTAGGTATGTCTGGAATATATAGTGTATCAGCAAATCAGAATGTATTTGCAGGGCCGGGGTTTGTACAGATTCAGTTTGTGCAAGGAGCTCGTATCTCTGGAAGTTATAGTAATTCACATGCTGCTCAAGGCGGTGGGTCAATGTTAGGTATCAGAATACCTCCTCTGCCAATACCTTTCGTTGGCCCATTAGACTTAAATAATACTGGCCTTGTTGGTGTTCAGCCGTATTCTGGTGTTAATTCGTACGATATAAAGATGGAATTTCAGCCGAATGTTAATATAGGATCAAAGCATCTTGTGTATTCATACCCAACGCAGGAAGTTCATTCTCATACGATTAATCAGACGTTATTAACTCCTGTACTGATCCCTGAAACGATTGAGCTATATAGAGACAGTACATATTCAATGACGAAAAGTTATGAGCGTAGATTATTAAAATATGCACATATGACTAAGAGTTCTAGTTTTTATGATAACTGTAGCTTAGTTCAGGGTGTTGATAGTTTCTATGATACTGATGATGTATTGGATATTCCTATTAAAGTGGACTCTGGGTATCCAGTGTTTTCTGAGCCGGGTATGTTTGATTTCTGTGTATATCCATCTGCGGAATTGTTTTTTTCAGCTATTGCCGGAGAGATTATTGGTGTGAGTGTACGTGATACTTTGCTGATTGATGGAGCTCCGAGTAATATTGTTATAAATGCGAATCTTCCTCTTGTGGCTTGTTCGTATGCTTGTGTTGAAGTTAGAAATGATATAACAGATGATACATTATTTCCGAGAGTATTCTCTGGTGATACTGTTTTATTCAATCTTACTGGATATAATACGATTAAAAAGCTCACAACATATCATGGGTTTGACGGATATACTAATCGTATTGCTCGTTTAACAGGAGAGGTGGGATTAGATGCAGAGGTTCAAAACTCATTATATAGTCATGTAAAACAGGATTCATTTAAGACAGCCGCTCTTCCACCTCCGACTTCTTATTTTGGGAAGTTTGCACAAGTACCGGAGTTTGATCCTTATTTACATCAGGTTGAAATTAATGCAAAGTTTCTTGGTAATCTCGGTGTATCATCTGAAAACTTAAATGGATATAGATACTCTATACCTATCGTTCATAATAATATAGCATTGCTTCCTGCTGCTGTTCAAATGATTGCCTCGTATAAAGCATTTGTTATTGAAGGTATTACATCACTTACTTCTGATCTACGTACTACGAACAGTAAGAATAAAAAGCCGATAGCGCATGACTTTATGATATATGGACAGCTATATCGCGCAAACGATGAATATATATCGAGGCTTAATCCAGCGTTAGGCGCGATTGCTGTACAGGATGTTGTTGCTACATTAGGATTAACATATCTTGGCTCAACCCCAAAGGTTGCTTGGTTCTATTCTCCTACTCTACATATGTTCTGTATGTTTACTGGATCTGATACATTGGAACGAGTAAGTACGGCGTATCGTTTCAAAGATGTAGAAGACGGTACATGGGATTTTGTCTCACAGGAAGTGGCGTTCCGAACTATGATGGAACATGGTCTGTCCCTAGTCCGTGTAGATAGATCGTTCTTAGGACAGATATACCATCCTAATGAAAATGTTACATGGTCTAAAGATACTCCAGATAACTTCAAATATTACGGACTATCGAGTGGCCTTGCTTTACAGGGGCCAAGGCGTGGTCAAATAAATCGATTCGTACTTCAAGATAATATGTTACGTGATACAGATGGCATAGTGTTTAATGCGCGTACTACTAATGATATAAATCATTTCTGGCACTGGCTTAAACCAGAGGCACAGAGTATTGATGATTTTTGGTTAGAGCGTCAGTATGATTATACGGATCAACGTATTAATCCTATTGAGGGTTATTTTATAGAGCCATTCAAACTTGCAACATCTTTCTTAGGCGTAGATGAAAATAACGAGTGTCAATTTGAATGGGAAATAAGTTTTGCTCTAACTGAACTAATGAAGAAAATTTTGCAGGATAGATATGTAGTTGTAAATTTTGCATCAGAGATGCAGACAGTTGGAGGAATAAAACGAAGTGAAGTTACTCATCTCTATCTGAAAGAAGATTCTTTTACACGGAAAGAAGGCACAAGTGGATATTATAACTTTAGGTTTAATGGACGTAATGGTGCAGGCAGTAGTGAAAAATTATATATTTGGTCGGATGGTATAGTATCTATCAGGCAGATTAAACTACACACTTCTGTAATTAGTGCTGCGAAGACTGCACCTCTTATTACTCGACCTGATGTTGCAGATAGATTGGAGATGTAATGAGATTTGATGCAAGTGGAGTAGATCCACAGATGATTGACTTGATCAATCAGAATATATCCCGTATTGAGGATTGGATAATGACTAGTTCACAGGCGGCGTCAAGAAGCAATTCAGCTACAATGTTTAATGAGGATGATCCAGTAGTGGATTTATCGGTTAAAAAAGGTACACGAACCGTTGTAGATCAGCCGCACTCACGTAGGCATGATTTGGAACTGGAGAATCTTTTGGGCCATGCTAAGAGCATCGTTCCGTATCCTCCATTTTTGCTTCCATAAGTTTGTGATTGATCGGCGTGTTAATTTATGATATGATAAACTTGGAGCGGTTGAATGAATCCTATAGATATTGCACGAGCTATAATTAATGGAACTCAACAATGGTCTAGCGTGTTGCCTAATCAACAGGCATCCGTAAGTCAGGCGTTGTCTTCTCTTGGTTATGGTATTAATCTGAGCGGGCAGCTGTTTGCTCTAACACCTAACGTTCAACAACCGTCTTCTATACTTGGGCCGGGGATGACTAACCCTACTCCAATGGCTCCTACTCATATTATTAACCCACCTCCTGTAAGTCCAGCGAGTAATGCAGCAGCAGGTATTTTAGCTGCTCCTCCACAGGTTCCACAATCTGCAATGAATATAGGGCAGGTTCCTACTCCTACGTCTCCTCCTTTAACAGTTAATAGACCTCCATCTGATATATCATCAGGTACGTTTGGTCAACAGAAATTACAAGATGGCATAAGTGCCGCGCAGCCGAGTCTTACTCCTGATTTACAGCAGGTAGGACAACAGGTAGCAGGAGATATATTACAAAGTGCTGCTGGATACGGTCAGGCACCTACAAACCAAGCATTTATACAACATGAGTCTCAATTAGCGCAACAGGCAGCACAGCAACAGTCTTTAGCTGATCAGATGGCAGCGCAGGCTGCACGTTCTCCTGCGGCAGTCACCGCAGGTCTTGTTGAACAAGCTGGTACAGCGGCTGGCTTACAGGCACGCCAACAGTTAGGTGGTGCTGCGGGAGCTGGAGCAGCGGCGTTGGCGGGTGCTCAAGCGGCTGAGCAAGCGCGTGCTCAAGCACAGCAGCCTAGTCAGCAATTGGCTTTACAGCGTCAACTTGAGATGCAGCAGTTAGTTCCGCAATGGCAGCAACAAGCATTTCAGTTGCAGGGTGGTCAAGCAGCAGAGGAGAAGGAGCGTTTAGCTGCACAGAATGATTATATTCGTATGTTGCAACATAATCGTGAACAAAGTCAGCTTATGCAGAAAGCTCAACAGGCATCTCAACAAGAGACCCGTGATAAATTAGATTATCAAGGTTGGCTTAATAAGTTTCCTCAATTTCGTAATAAGATTTCATTTCAGGATTGGCTTGATGGAGGTAAGCCACAAGATGCTCATTTCAATCTTGGTGGTGATAGGCCATTAGGTAATACAGATAATCCTAACGCTCCGACTGGTGGTGGGACGCAACAAGCGACTGATAATACTCCACCTTCCGGTGCTACTGGTAAGAGATTAGCTGATGGTAAATGGTCAACTATAGCTACAGCGAATGTAGGTGATTGGTTTGTTAATAGTAAGGGAGTTAAAGCAGCTGTTGATGCTAATATGTTAGCTCAAGCTAAAGCAGAGATGGCTCGTCAAGGTGGGGCTAGTGCTGCTGGATCAACGAGTACGACACAGGCAGTCAATCAAGGTGCTCAAAATGCACAAGCTAATGCTAATCGATCTGCTGCGGCGATACAGCAAACTGCTAATAATCCTAATGTTCCATCCTCTGTACAGCAGCAGATCAAGAGTCAGAATCCAGTAAATACTATAGCTCAGACGGCATCTAATCCTCATGTTCCATCACAAGTTCAACAACAGATAACTGCACAGCAGAGTAGCCAGCCAAAAAAGGTTGATAATACGAATACTGCTGTGGCTAATGCAAAAGTAGGAGACTGGATTATTCGTGCTGACGGTGTACCATATCCTCTTAATCTTGGAGATATTAACAGTGCCCGTGCTAAGTTAGGTATGGCTCCTATTACTGGATCTGATGTTCGTATTAAAGAGAATATTAAACCTGTATTGAGTGATTTTGATCTTAAAGTTATACAGGGAGTTCAGCGTGATATGATAAGGAGTTTTGCGTAATGCCTTCTCCACAAGAAATTGCTGCTATAGCTAAGCTAACTCAAGATGTTGGTAGTCGGGTTACCAAGGGTGGAAGTGTACAAGGTGGGCAATCTGAAATCGGAGTAGAAGATTTGTTGCGATCTTTACAGCTACTTGATAATAATAGTAGTGATGAGGATTTCCAAAAAGGATTAGAGGCATTGACTCAACTTCGTGCTCAGGCGGCAGGGTTATCAGCTAGTGGTGATGATGTCTCTTGCGTTGGGCAAAAACGAAATATTCATCCTACTACTAAAGGTACTGTTCGTAAAAGAGATGAACAGATACTACAGCAAGTACATAAAGATGTAGATCAACAAAATAAGAATACTGATAAGCTTTCTGATACGAAGGATGACTCATTAGCAATGCAAATTATTGCGTCTAAAAAAGGGAAAGCTCCGGCTAAAGTTAAGAAGGCAGAGACGGTTGAGAAAGAGCTTACTGGTCAGGCTAAGAAGTTGCGTGAGGCTGTTGACAGAGCGAAAGCGTCAAAAGAAGGTAAAGGTATAAGCGAGAAAGAGCGTGATATATTATCAGAGGTTACTGGAGAGGACACTAAGAAGTCAGTATCCGAGGCAGCACGTAAGTCAGTAACTCATAAGCCTATAGAGGAGCGTTTGGCGGAGCCATTATTAGGTTCTGCTCCTGACATTATGGCTACACCTCCGGCTACATCTCCGGCTACATCTCCGGCTACATCTCCGGCTACACCTTCGGCTACACCTTCGGCTACACCTTCGGCTACACCTCCGGCTACACCTCCGGCTACACCAGAAGGATTTCCAACGTCACGTAGCCAAATTAAGGATGCGTTAGATTTTGTTAATAAGCGATCAAAGAGTGCTGAAACAAAGTTAATTATTGGAAATATTGTTGCGGGTTTATTAAGTACGATGTCCGGTGCAGGTGGAGTAGGACAGCAGTCTTCTAACTTTCTGGATAAGGCTGCACAATATATATCTGATATATCTGCGAATAGACGTGATACTGTACTTGGTGGGATATTACGTGAGTATATGGATACTCGTGGCGAGATACGTGATAATCAATCATCATGGATAGAAGCTCATCCTCCAACTATAGAGATTAGTGATCTTACATCTCCTACTGGTAGGCGGAGGGTTGTGGATGAAGCTACTAAGGCACGTTTACTTGGTAAAGTTCGAGATTCCTACGATAACGATATTCGCCAAGTTCGTGGAACGCTTAATCTTCGTGAGCGTCGTGGTGCTTCGTTAGGGTTGGACACAAAGGTATAATATGGGTAAAGTATATACATTAGGCCATGTAGCAGCTCGTATGTTGCGGTCGGGCGTGCTCTCTGATGAAGATTATAAGACTCTTGAAGGTATCGATCCTTATGAGGTTGCTATAGGATTACTCATTGAAGGGCCTCCATTCAATGCTAATGAGCTTGAGTTTTTTGATGACCTTCTTGGAGAGAAGAATAAATATAAGTTTGATGTGAAAGATGTGGATGTTTGGAAAGATGATGTTCTTAATGGATATATGAGGCATATACGTAACTATTTATATAAGTATAAGCCAGAAGCTGTTAAGATTGATCCATCAATTGATCCTAACGAAGAGCATATTGGGCCTATGGCACAGGATATAGAGAAAGTGAATCCTGCTGCTATTATTGAGACACCAGAAGGTGTAAAGACAGTTGATACAAGTCGTCTTGCGTTAATGAACGCAGGAGCTATTGCCGAGCTTGCACGCGAAGTTGCAGAGCTGAAAGAAGGAAGATAATGGCTACTCTGTCTGAGCAAATAACTGATCTTGACAAACAAATAACTGATGCACGTAAAGCTGGACAGGATACAACTGTTTTGCAGGCTCAACGTAATACGCTAGCACAGCAGATGGCACAGTCAGCATCTCATCCTACAACTGCGCAAATAGAGTCACAGTCTCCTACTAATAAGCCTGTAGGTGGATTAGAGTTTCCAGCATGGCTCACTTCAGATGAGCGTAAAAGAATAGGTCAGTCGTATCTTGTTGATCCGTCTGGAGTTCAAGCAAATGATATGCTTGAAGATTATGCTCGTGTACATAATCAATCATTACAGGAGCAGGAACGAGCTAGAAAGGCATTAATAAGTTCTGCTATTACACAACAGCGAACTGTAGCAGCGGCTAACCAAGCTGGAGTTACTACTCCTCCTGTTGTGAATACTCCATCTTTACCTCCTGCAACAGGCGGTGGTATACCTATTAGTAGTCAAGAAGGAGCACAGCTACTTGGTAATCAACCTGCGGATCTTGGGCCTAAGACAATAGATACTGGAACTGGAGCACAGTCAAAGTCCTTATCACAAGATACTTCTGGGCTACCGGATTCGGCTGTACCGAAAACTCCGGCTGCTCAACGTGCAGAATATTTTACTCGTATGGCTGAACGGTTACAAGCACAACGTGATCAACACGCATCTACTATGACATTTATTCCGGGTATTGGTATGACGGGTCGTGCAGCGGAGATTTATCAGATGACTCCTAATATAGAGTTGCAAGATAAAATGGAACAGGCTAATCAGTTAGCACTACAGAATAAAAAAGAAGGTTATCAGACACTGGATCGTATTGTTAATGCAGATCAAGTAATGAATAATATTATTCAGAATCGCGGTGTGTCATTGAACGATATACAAAAAGTTCGTATGATAGACGATGAGACTATACGGCAAACCTTGAATATGGGTACTGCGCAAGTGGAGAATGAGATTAAGAGAATAAATGCGCAGTTACCTTATAAAAATGCTATGCAGATGGCAGCGGCACAGGTTGGATTGAGCGAGATGAAGTTATATGCCGTTATGAAGACGGCTATTCAATCAGGAGGGACATTTGCGGATTTTGCTATGGCTGCTCGTGCATTGGGAGTAGACATAGATTCTCCTGTTAACTCTTGGTGGGGTGATTTGTGGTCGCGTGTAGTAGCTGGAAGGGGTGCTGATTATTGGGCGCAGAGGCAAGCGAATGTAGGGGCCGGAATGGGTGGAGCTCAAGAAACAGGCTTAGGTCAAACATCCCTACGATATGGGACGAATCAACCTGCTGGTGGAGGTACGCCGAAGTGACTCGTCAGCAGATAAACGATAAAGTTGAACAACGGTTACAAGAGCAGATTACTGATGCGAATACAGTAGTTGAAGATGTTGAAAAATCTTTTACTGATTGGTTTCAGAGTCAGTATCAAGGAGCTCTAGTAAGCATGCAGCAGTCACAGCCAGCGCCGCAAGGTGGTGGAGGCGGTGAGCAAGCAGGATCTCAACTTGTTCCTTCACCGCAAGGTGGTGGAGGTCAAGCAGGTGCAGCTTAGTTGTTATGCGTCTGACATAGTATATGATGCTATGGAGTTAGCGCAGGCGAAAGCAATTAATTCATTCTCATTTCGTGATATAACGAATACGCTTACAGAGCAATGGGCCTATTGTTATGAAAAAATAGCACAGGTGGATGCTGGATTTTATTCAACTACGATTCCTATAACACAGAAGCTTACGCACTTGCCACCACTTCTTAAACAATCTATACTTGTGTATGCGTCAATTGATCCTGTTGGGTATAGTCGTAAGGTATATAAAGAGGCGAGTAACAATGATTTGAACTCTCCGTGGACATACCGTATATCTGGTAATGATATGTATTGTTGGGATGCTCCTACACGAAAGGTGTGGCTTGAGTATGTTCCAGAGCCTCCATTTCTTACGTTTACTAAGAATAATAGAGACTATCGAATCTTAGATAATGTTCCTGACAAACAGGCAGATAATTATAATTATGGTATGTTTGAGTTGATTAATGAGTCGAATGTAGATATAGCAAGTCAAGAGCATTATATATTTAGACCTAGAGGATCAGTAGATTCTAGTGAGGAGACAGATCTTACAGAAGGAATACAGCGGCCTGATCATACATTACGTACTTTTATATTAGATTATCCATATGCTTTTGCATCGTATGAACATAATCAAACACATGAGTTTAGTTCCTTTATTCTCAAGGATATACTTAATAGATTCTTTAAGGATAGGTATAATCCATTTGATTATATGGGGCGTACATCTAGTATAGAGTATCTTAGTGTGAAGTATAATGACTATACAGGACTAAGTGCTGTGATACTTGATCATAATGATGGATTAGCCAAAGAGCTTGGGTGGACACCTGATACACTTGTTACCTATCCATCGAATGTAATAGTTAATTATCTTCGTGCTAATATTGCCAAGCGATTTGCAAGTTTGAATAATTCGACAATCATGGCAGTAGAGGATGCTCTAGTGTCATCGGCTAATGAGATGAGTAAATTTTTGAAAAGAGATCAGTCGGCATGGTCACGAATGAATAATGTGACCGGGCCAACATGGGCTGATTTCATATAAATATAGCATTGATCCAGTACGGGTCAATATGATATTATTAAGATGGAGTTATTTATGGACGAATCCGACCTGTCTAAAATTGCCGAGCGTATTAGCTCATTGGAATCTGAAAGTAGAAATCGCAAAGATGAAGATCGCATGAATGACTTCATGGGAAAGTTTGGAGACAAGTTCTCTAATGATCGTGGTATAGGTGTAGCCATATTGAATAAACTCGATATGCAGGGAGTTGATACATCTGGTGCTATAGTAGCTGCTGTTGATTCTATTCTTGATGATCTTCGTACCGAAGTTAATGCTTTATCAAGCAAGATTAATAAAGTAGATAAAGCAGTGAAAGAGGAAGTTGGTACTGACACAACGTCACCTCCTGATGCGGGGGTGCCCCCATCTCCTGACATGGGAGCGGCAGGTGGTACATCTCCTTCACTTCCTGACATGGGAGCGGCAGGAGGTACATCTTCCTCACTTCCTGACATGGGAGCAGCAGGTGGTATGCCTTCATCTCCTGATATAGGAGCCGCAGGTGGTATGCCTTCATCTCCTGATATGGGAGCGGCAGGCGGTGCATCTCCGTTACCTCCTAGTATGGGAGCAACAGGTGGTGCATCTCCTCCTGTACCTCCGGGTACACCATTACCTATATTATCTGATGAGAGAATGAAGAAGATACAGTCTATTCAGACTTCGTTGAATATTCCTGCAAATAAGCTTAAAGGGTTAGGTACGTTGTCTGATGAACGTTTTAAGTTAATAGAAGATGCTATTGATGCTATAGGTGCAATACCGGAGGATCAGGCATCGTCAGTGGAGGTTCAAGTGAGTACGCCGGACACGACTGCTGCGCCTACGATAGAGTCAGCATCAACGGAGACGCCTAAAACTGTTGAAACTAAACCAGCAGAGACTAAGGAAGAACCGAAGAAAGAGGAGTTTAATTTGGATCTGGGGAATGACAAACCAGAATCAGAATTAGACGAAGGATCTATCATCAATAAGGCCCTTAAAGGTCTTAGTATATAAAAGCCCTGCGTGACAGGGAACGAGGAGTCGTAGTTTATGATAACTCAAAACTACATTGACGGCCTGACACGTCAGGTCTTCATCCGTGACTATATCCTGAATGGAATGTTTCCATGTCAGTCTGATATAGTTCGGTCGATTCGTACCAAAAAGAAAGAGTGGACTTTCGCAGATCGGTTTGAATACCGTATGTTGTTAGCCACTACTAATACTGGTGGTACGTTGAACAGTCAGGTATTCAATAGGGACGTGTCTCTGTTGAAACCCAACGAGCTTACCTACGGTATTTTCCGGGCAACGTATGGTACTGTATCAGATGGTTTTGATGTTGACATGGCTGTCAATCTGGAAACCTCAAGTGCAAAGGCATCGTTCATATCGGATTATGCAATGAAGGTTCACTCAATGAGAGTCAACGTTGCATCACTATTTAAGAACTTTGCTATCAATGGTCGTTTTGGTGTCGTGCATCGTATCTCTGCGGCTAACGTAAATAGTGTTGCTGGCATTGATACACAGGCTGCTGGTACTCCTTTCACTCTTGATGTTCCTATCAATGTGTTTGCGAGTGGGTTCAAGATGGGTAAATATCTCATCAAGACAACTGGAGTCGGTGGAAATTCACCTTGGGGGCCTGCGAATGTCAATGAGCTTTATATGATCCTTGACAATCAGCCCAAACGTCTCACTGTCATGCGTGTCGATGGCGCAACTGCTACGGCATGGAACGCTGGTGAGTTCCTCGAAGTTGCTGGAAATCGTGCGTTTAGTCCCGGTGGATCGCTTGTATGGAATGGTGATACTATTACAGCAAGTGGTACATATACGACCGGAGCTACTGCTGTTACTGGTGCTATGGAAGGGCTTGCTGACCTGTTCCCATGGCATGTGGACACAGCAAATAACCGACTTGGTTTGGATATGCCGTTCCGCGATCAGACGAATCGTCAACGGTTCAGCACTGAACAGGCTGGTGGTTTTTATGTACGGCGTCAAGGTGAATCGATTATTGATTCTATCATGGCTGCTGTAGCTATGACTGCTGCTACTGTTCCTCATGCGAATATTGGTGTTTGGATGAATCCTGATACTATGATCGCAATGGGGTATCAGGAGCATGATCAAGTTCGGTTGATCAAAGAGCTTGCTCAGGCAAGTCCTCTTATCTTTCAACGTGGTGTAACCTCACACACCTATTCGATTGGATCTAAGATTATACCGAATACTTTGGAAGATCATAACCTTCCGACCAATATCGTTGTGATAGGGCCGATGGATGATCTATCATATAACTGTTGGGATAACTCGATGTATCGGATTGATGAGTATATCCATGAGCTGTGGGCGAAGACAGAGCCTCCGAAAGCGGAAGACATAAGTGTTCCGAATGATTTCGTGGCAAAGTTGGATCTCGCAAATAGGATTACTTACGGTGCGCCTATACTTCAAGATGGTAAAACTTATCTTGGCTTTACACATCCGAGCAATGTACTGCCCATCGCCTTTCATGAGATGGGAGCGTTGTTCACCGAAGTACCGTATGCATACACGGTTATCAATCTGCGGAATGAGATCATCAATCCGGCAGATGCAGCGAACTGGACTGATTAAACGGTATGGCTGAATTAAAGGAAGCGACATCTACGCTTGAGCAGTATTTTAATAAGCGTGGCACTATCGCTTCCAAGCCATTTCAAAAGGCATTGAGTAAAGGCCCATTAGATTCAGAGGTTGAGGTTAAGCATGGTTTAGTCCATAAAGTTGGAACTGGTTATACAGAACGTCAACCTTTGACTAAACAAAAGAAGATATATAAAGGGCCTTTTCAGAAATTGCCAAGTACGTCAATGCCTTCTGTACCTACAGAGAAGATGGAAGGTATTGTACCTTTAATATTTCATAATAAGTCTATTAGCGAGAGTTCATCTGATGATTTCTTGCAGAATCTTGGATTAGAGGGTAATGAGTTATTTACCGAAGTATTGGATGTATCTCGATCTAATATGATTTCAAAGATTGAGTATGCACCGTCTCGTATGGTAATGCGAGTAACATTTGTAAATAAAGGATCTGTGGTGCTGTATGATCACGTTCCTGCGAGTGTTTTTGCAGAGCTAAAGTTTTCATATAACCCCGGTGGTACACCGGGTAAGAGTGTGTTGGGTGCTCGTTTTTGGGATTTAATGAACCAGTTTGAACGTGCTAGTTTGCAACCCGGTGGGCCATATCATCCTAAAAAGAGTAATTTTGTTAAGAGTAGTGTAAAGTATCCATATACTACATTGGAGTATGGATATACACCGGGTACACGGCGTGGTACGACTGGTATGGATTTCGATAAAGGCGAGATCGTTCCTATGTCTGCTGCGCAACGTGAGGAGAATATAACAAAGGCTAGACACGAAGCATTTCGTTCTGGTGCTTTACAATATGAGGGTACTGCTAAAGGAGCAAAGCAGCGTGAAAAGGCTGCAAAGCTTAGTGAACTTGGAGAGGTTCGGGTGCCTAAGAACTGGTTAGATAGGAGTTGAGTATGGCATTTATGAATCCATTTAGAGAGCGCGCAATGAGGCGAGAGCCTTTGTATGAAGCTCTTATAAATGATCTCATTCGTTTAGGTGTTATTGCTGAAAGTGAGACAATCAAATCTGCTAAAGACGTGATTGCACTACTTGAAAAACCTATTGAAGCGGTTGAGAAAAAACTTTAAGATATGGCAGAGGGAATACCACGATGAGTACATTTAGTCAATGGAATGGCCCAGATCAAGGCGGTGGTTTAGAAATTCGGATGCAGCGTGAGCTAGCTGCAATACGTGAGCAGGTGAATCGTCTTGAAAATAGGGTAGGTGATAAGCTTGATGCTATCGTAACTAATAATACTCTTGCTGGTGGTGGGTTACCTCAAAATCCATTACGTCTTGCTCAGGTGAATGTTGATGGTGATACGATACAAGGTAATGGATCAACTCCTAACCCCGGTGATCGTCTCCGTCTTGGAAGGGTATATACTGATAAATCTTTGTTAGGTTCTGGAGCTCCGGGGGATGCTCTTCGCGTTGTTCCTCAAAATGCTACTTTAGTATCGCATGATTCTACATTACAAGGTCAAGGTACACAGGCAGATCCTCTTGGATTTTTAGGTACAGATACTTATCTTGATGGCAATATTCTTAATCGTAAGCCCATACTACAACGTGGTACTATGGCAAGTCGTAGGGCTGTCATAGTAGGTAATCCATCGAGGACTACATTTTTAGATTCTCGCTTTCGCCCACATGTTTGGGATACATCTATTCCAGAGACTAAAAATCGTAATAAGCGTATCGCTTATACAAGTGATATTGTTCGTAAGCTTTCATGGAAGGGTCGAGTTACTGTTACATTCAAGAATCTTTCAGATGTACAAACATCTGTAACTCCGGGCCAACAGTTATTTATTAATACTGTACAGGGCGGAATAGTAGTGCCTTATTATTTTGTTAATGGCGATACTGCTCTTGTACAAGAAAATGCACGGTTATATACATTCACAGATGGTGTATGGATGGATCAGGGATTACAGCTTGCTCCTACTCCGGGTCAGGCTGCTTTCATATGGTTTGGGTTTACACAACTTTCGGCCTCTTTATTATTCACGTTAAACTTTATACTATGGACTCCTCGTGATCAAGTACAGTGGCATATTATATCTGGTGGTACATTTGGCCCACAAGGGCCAGCAGGTGTTCAAGGGCCAGCAGGTACAGGATTTGATATTAACTATACTGCTGATGATGTGAGTGAGCTTCCTATAGGTCAACCCGGACAGGCTGCTGTAGTTGGGGGTCATCTATATGTATGGATTACTACAACTAATGAATGGCAGGATGTAGGGCCATGGCAGGGGCCACAAGGTGATAAAGGAGATATTGGTGACACAGGGCCAGGTCTTACAATACAGGGACGAGTTGAAACGTATAGTCAACTTGTTGCAGAGCATCCTACCGCTGATCCTGGGGATGCTTATATAGTAGATGATGGTGGACTATTGTATATATGGAACGAGTTTAATAGTTCATGGGACAATCGTGGTCGTATAGTTGGTGATGCAGGTGCTCAAGGAATACAAGGTGTGCCGGGTCCAAATGGCAGTTCTCCTTATATTGGGATTAGTGGTAATTGGTATTTAGCTGGTACTGATCTAGGTGTACCTGCAACTGGGCCTAAAGGTAATCCTCCTAGTATATTAGGAACATATCCAACGGAAACTGATCTTCGTGAAGCTCATCCTATTGGTAATTTAGGAGACCTATATATTGTAGGTACTGATCTATATGCATGGTGGTCATCTGATAATGATTGGCATAATGTGGGTCGTTTTGTTGGTTTGCAGGGGCCGCAAGGAAATCCAGGTACATCAGTACAGATATTAGGTAGTTATCAAACCATTGATGATTTGAGAGAAGCTCAGCCTATAGGTAATATAGGTGATGGATATATTATTCGTGATGATGGTAATCTGTATGTTTGGATGAATACTTCTAGTGATTGGGAAGATGTTGGATCTCTTGCACCTCATATTGGGGCTAATGGTAATTGGTTTATCGGTGATGTTGATACGTCTATTCAAGCACAAGGGCCGCAAGGTGAGCAAGGTATACAAGGAGAGATGCCAGTATTAACTATTGATTATGGTGATCCTGACTCTTCTACTTTTTTGAACTGGTTTATTAACGGTGTTGATACAGGTGTATCGTCTCGTGGAGCGCAAGGTGATCCCGGCCCCGCTGGGGCGGAAGGCCCTCAAGGAATACAAGGCCCTCCAGGGCCTCCCGGTGTTGGAATGACACAGGGTAGTGTAACATACTCTTATGCTGCTAATGGCTCTAGTGTCACATATTCTGTACCGTCTAATGCTGCAAAAGGTGTAGTTATAACGCTTTCTGCTGTAAGTGGAGGAGGAGGGGGTGGCGGCGGCGGATGGTATGGATCAAATCTATCTTCATATGGATTTGGTGGATCTGGTGGAGGCGGAGGTGGAGGTGGTGGTGGAGCGACAAGCGCGTTTACTACTACTTTTGCTTTAGGAGATTATATAAGTATAACTCTTGGTGCTGGTGGTGCTGGTGGTACTGCGGGTAACGCTTCTCCTCAACCGGGTGCTGCTGGTGGGCTGTTATCTGTTGTTAGTGTTAAAGGTGGAGTACAGCAGCCTGCTTTTTCATTTACGTTGAATGGTGGTGCTCGTGGATTGAATGGCGGTAATGGTGGTAATGCACCGGGTACATCGCCTTATAATGGTCAATATGGTGCAACTGGTGCTGGTGGTGTTGGTGGTACTGTAGCATCTGGTACTGGTACTGTAGGTTCTGGAGGTATTACTGGAGGGCCTGGTATAACAGGTGGGAATAGGACTGGTCAGGTTGGAGGTGGTGGTTCTGGTGGAACTGGAGCAATAGGCTATGGCGCTGGTGGACGTGGTGGCGATGGATATGCATCTGGTGTTACTGGTTCTGCTGGAAGTGGAGGGCAGGGTTCTGCTGTCACGATAAGTTATACAGTTGTTACATAAATAGTAGGGGGAGTTATGAGAGCTGCACTCATTGTCAATAATTATGTTCATCAAATATTTGAGGACGAAGCTATACAAGCTCTTGCTCCTTGTTTTAGGGATAATAAGACAGGGCTTCCGAAGTTTCCTTCATATCCAGATGGATCAAGTCCTTTTATTATTGATATTACAGCGATGGATAATATTAAAGAACAAGATCGGTATATCCCAGAGACAAGAGAGTTTAAGATTCGTCCTACTATAGCACCTGATCCACAATATTGGAAATCATATCTATCTAATGTATATTGGGATGAAGATACATTTGAATATAAGCATGAATATAAATCTGCTGTTCTTAGAGCTATTGATAATGCTTTATATCAAATTTCACAACGTGATTATCGTGCACTAAAGGCTATTAAGCTTGGTGTAGATATAGAGGATATATATCCCGGAGAACGGGAATGGTATCTTAATGCAATAACTTATTATAAGGATGTTGTTGAAGATTATGAAGAGCTCACAGGAGAGACATACGTTCCTGTTGATAAAGTTATTAATGAAGAAGATCTAATTGGTGAAACTATGGAGACTCCTCGTGTTACCTTCGGCTCTTAATAAATATAATTTTGTTTTAGCTTTTCCCTCTGCTGATCGTCCTCATGGGTCTACATTTGATCTGATTCGTGAGGCTGGATTAATCATACCTACTTATGTATATGTACGTAGCTTTCAATATGATGAATATATAAAATCACAAGGAGATATTTGTGAAATTATAAAGATTCCTAATGATAATATGACTATATGTGAGCTTCGTAGATTTATTCAAGATCATCAATATCAATTAGGAAATAACTTATTTATGTTAGACGACGACATTATATGCTTTGAGAAATACATAGAGCAAAAAGGATCTGATTGTCGTACTAATATATGCTCTATAGTAGAGGTTTGTGATGTAGTTGATAAGGAGTCGTTAAAAGGATATGATATTGTTCATTTAATAATGTGGACTAAGACTAATAAACGTCAATATTCTGTAGATCCTGACTTTCTTCCTATATTAGCAAATGCAGTGTTTGTGTCTAAAACAGCCTATGATAAAGGATTAAAGTATGATGAAAAGGCATGGAGTGAGGATACTACATTTAGTATTTTATCTTATGTGAATGAGTTAATTTGCTCTAAAGTTTTAATGTACTTTGTCCATATTGATCCAGATTATACAGATACGCATTTTTCATTAGAATGGCGCGTTGAAGCGATGCTTGATGCGTATTTAACTTATGGAACTTGTGTACGTACACTATTCTGTGATCCTTTATATTATTATGTTATTATAAGTGCATTAGGGATTAATTCTTATATGCGTAACGGTTTAACGTATAGTAAAAAACTTGACAGTGTGTTAAAGGGTATTATGGATGATCCTACTAAGCTAGGGCATAAATATTTATGTGATCGTAACTGGAAATCAACAGGGCCGTTTTTTGAAGATCTAATTTATTAAAGGTTGATATGTATAATTTTGTAATTGCTGTAGCCTCTAAAAATAGGCCGGATGGTGCAACCTTTAATATAATTCGTAAAGAGCATATATTTATTCAACTATATATATATGTTCATAAAGATCAGTATGATCAATACTATCAGGCACAAAAAGATATAGCTCAGATTGTTATTCTTCCAGAATTACAAATGACGATTAGTGCTATTCGTAAGTTTATGCAGTATCATCAGTATACGCTAAATCATAATATGCTTATGCTTGATGATGATATTGAGTGTTTTGAACGATTTTTACAGCGTACTGGTACAAGTTCATTTTTGGAATATGTTCCATTTTCATTAGTGTGTGAGGCGATTAATAAAGAATCTTTGCGTAATATTGATATTCTTGCTCTTCCTCGGTGGAGGGCTGAGAGAAAGAATGTATACGAAAAAAATCCTGACTATATGCCAGTGTTTGTAAAGTTTATCTATATATCGAAATATGCATATAATAAAGGATTACAATATGATATTGAAGATCGATGTGAAGATGCCAGTTTTAGTATTCTTGCATATATAAACGATTTAATAACTATTCATTTTTTAATGTTTCGTGTACATCCTGTTGAGAATGAGAATAATTTATCTTTATTTAATTATGAGTATCGGGTAATAACAAATCTTCAATTATATCTAAAGTATGGGACATGTATATGTGGCATAACGCTTAATCCTATTGCCGTTGGTGTTACACTTTCTGCTCTTGGCATGAACGCATATATAAGAAATGGATTAACGTACAGTAAAAAATTGAACCGCTTACTTGAGCATATACGAGATAATAATATAATATCTGCTGGTGCTCAATATCTTCATTCCATAAATTGGAAATCGCATGGCCCTTATTATGAGGATATAATTAATGAAAAATAATTTATTAACTTATGATTATATAAGTCGTTTTGAAAGCATACGACAGAAGTGGACAAAGATTTATAATAAAGACTTTAATGGGAGTATGCCAGATGAATACTCTGTTGATTTTGATATAACGTCTTGCTGTAATTATAAATGTAAATGTTGTTCCCATTGTGCGCCATATTCAAAACCTTATTTTATCAGTATAGAAAGTTTTAGAAACGATCTTATACAGACGGTTAAATTTTTTGAAGGAAAACTCCGTACTGTTAATATATTAGGCGGGGAGCCGTTATTGCATCCAGTAATAGATGAGATTATTAGAATTGCTCATTCTATCTGTGCTAATCAAAATATACAAATAGGCTTAGGAACTAATGCTACTCTAATTCGATCTAAGGGTGAGTTATTTATTAAATTATGCATGGACAATAATGTTATAATTCAATGTTCTATGTATAGAACTAATTTTGCAGCTATTGATTTGTGTCGGAGATGGATATATAAATATGGTGGAAAGTATATTCGATATGACCCAAAATTATTACCTAATGGATGGAATTATGTACAAATTAGTAATAGTGCAAAGACTATAGATTTAACCACGTTTAATTGTGAATATGGCGGATGTCCACAAGTATATAAAGGTGTAGTATATCCTTGTAGCTATGCTGTGTACGGGACTCGATTAAACGATGTATTAAATCAAGAGTATTGTGTAGCATATAAAGAAGATGGAGCAAATCTGTATAGTCAAACATTGGCAGATTATAGGGCTATTCTAAATAGGAAGTGTCTAAGCTTTTGTAAACACTGTAATTTTATTAAACGTGGAGCTTGGGGTCAAGCTATAGATAAAGATGACTATATACAAAGTTGGATTGGTGAGGTAGAGTGAAGTGAGATCATACAGTAAGAATAATGTTGATTCTGTTGTATATGAATATTTTAAGCATCGCAAAGAAGATATACATAAAGGGATATTCCTTGATATTGGAGCTAATGATGGAATATTTGCTAACAATACATTATTATTTGAATCTCTCGGATGGGATGGAGTTTGCATAGAAGGAAAACCAGATTTAATAGATTCGTTAAAGAAGAATCGTAAATGTTCATGTTATCATATGGTAATAGCGGGAGACTCTAAAGATACAGTATTTTTAGAAATACCCGATCAGTTAGTCCCAGGGCGTAGTGGATTAGAGGAAGACATTACAGATATTACATTAAATGATATTAAACGATGGGATCTTCCAGTTACTAAATCTCTTGTGCATACTGTATCTTTTATGGAGATGTATCATTCATTATTTTCAAATATTAAACATATTGATTTACTTTCTCTTGATATAGAAGGAAGTGAGTATAAGGTACTTACGTCTATTAATTTTGATGATATTACATTTGATTGTATCATAGTTGAACCTAATAAATACGAACAAGAGATTACTAATTTATTACTTCGGAATGGGTATAAGTTATTTAGAAAATTTATTACCAAGACAGATATAAATTGGGTATTCATTCAGCAGGTAGGATAATTAATTGGATACATTGAATTATGGCAAAGCATTAGAGTGTGCTCAAGAGCGTTGGAAAAAGCTTGCTAATATTAACTATATTCCAGTTAATAATGGGTTTGAGATAACGTATCAGCTACTCCATCATTGTACGAATAGATGTATGAACTGTAGCTTGTGCGCTCCGTATTTACCCATTTCATTTGTTCCGTTAGAAGAAATTAGGCAAGATATAGATCAACTTGCAGTTTTCTTTAATAAGCCATGTGTATCCATAATGGGGGGAGAGCCCTTATTACACCCAGATATAATTAAAATCTTGTCATATGTACAAGATAAGTTTTTATATACCGGAATTGTAACAAATATAATGCCGTTAACAAAAGATTTAGGAGAACAGTTTGTTACTGTATGTAAGCAATATAATATACACATAAGTGTGTCTGACTATGACTTTAATCAGGATAAAATAAAGTTACTTGATAGCCTATTAACTAAATACGATTATCATAACTGTCAAATTACTTCATGGAGAACAACCTGGAGTCGGCGTGCTTATAGTGTAAAACCTGTTAAACACAGTATATGGAATAACAAATCATCTTGTCTTGCTGGTATGTGTCCTACGGTTTATCGAGGAAGATTATATTCATGTGATGGATCTTCATTTCTTAACTTAAACGAGCTTATTCCAAACCTTGTGAAAGACGATCCACAAGATTATATTAATATATATAAGCAAAAGTTCAATGACTTCATTAAGTTAATGCAGCATCCATTGTCTTTTTGTGATCATTGTATTAAACACGCTGATCATTGGCGTGAGTCTACAAGTCTTGAGCAATACTTAAATGGAAAGGTGATAAAATGAGCTATGTAGATATACAGCATCATCTAATGTTACGAGAGTATTGGGCCAAGTGCTATAATAAAGAGTATCGACACAGGCTTCCTAAAGATATATTTATGGATTTTCAAATAGTTTCACACTGTAATCATTCTTGTATATGTTGTTCTCATTTTGCCCCATATGCCATTCCGTATAGTATCTCAACTAGGTCTTTTCAAGAAGACTTAAAGCAGGCTATAAAGTTTTTTAATGGACGGCTTCGAGCAATTAATCTTACTGGTGGAGAACCGTTGCTACATGAAGATATTGAAGAAATAATATGTATTGCTCATAACATATGCGAAAAAGAAAGTATATCTATTCAATTAAGTAGTAACGCCGAGCTAGTTCCAACAAAAGGAGAATCATTTATACGGCTATTAGCAAAAAAACATATAATATTCCATTGCTCTGTGTATCCATTTAATACAGATGCTATAAGTTTATGTAAACGATATATGTATAAATATCGTGGACTAATGAGTATAGCAAACAATTCTTTGGTTCCGAATGGATGGAGTACAATGACGATAAATAATACAAGAACACTTACGGATGATTTTAGCTGTAATGTAGTTTGTTCTGTAACTCTTTATAAAGAGAAGTTGTGTACATGTCATATACCATTATATATTAGTAATTTAGATAGTAACTATATTACATATAAAGAAGATTATATTAACATATATGGACAATCATTGAATGACTTTGAAGGATTATTAAAAAAGGGATCGTTAAAATTTTGTACTCATTGCTCTGATCCAGCATTAACTAATTGGTGTGAGGCAAACAGCAAAGAGGAATATATTAAGGGATGGACACAATGCAATTAGTAATATTAGCAGGTGGAAAAGGAACACGTCTCGGAAATATAGATATTCCGAAGTGTCTTGTTAAAATAAATAATAAGCCTATACTGCAATACCAAATAGAGCTTGCCCTTAAATACGGTATAACAGATATTTATATCATGGCATCATACTTTTCGCAACAGGTAAAGGATTTTCTTAGTAACTTTAACCCTCATGGAACAAATATACAGTGCCGTGTGGATGATCAGTTGAGAGGCACTGCTGGATGTTTAGTTCCTATAAAAAGCTATCTTATAGAACCTTTTATGGTATTCTATGGTGACTTAATGATGGATTTTAATGTTCAAAGATTTATAGATTATGCAAATGAAGGTAAACGGTTATGTACACTTATATCTCATGTAAGTGATCATCTCTATGATAGTGATGTAATTGAGATGAATAATTATTATGTTCACGTCTTTTCAAGAACTCATAAATCTATGTCACATTGGACAAATGCAGGAGTATACATACTATCCCCCGATATATTCAAATATATTAACGTAGACGACTACAGCGACTTTACACATGACATATTTCCTGCGGCACTGATGAGTGGGGAAGTCATTAAAGCATATTGTACTGATGAGTATATAAAAGATATTGGTACACCGGAACGATTAGAACAAGTTAAAAAACAATTTGGTGGTTGATAAAGGCCACAAGCTCAGGTATAATAAAATATGGATCAAGGGCAATATATTGTATTACTTATTCAAACAATTGTATTCCTCGCACCTATAGTTGGCATCATCTGGAAAGCCGCTGGTCTTGCTCATGATATAAAAATTAATGCACGAGATATAGATGGTCTTGGATCTAAAATAACGTCTGTAATATCACGTCAACAGGCTGATCAAGAAGACCTTATATCTAAAATAAATCTTACGAGTAATAACATAACTGAAATACTTACTGCTCTACAGTATATGAAAAAAGATATAGACGATCTTAAAACAGAAATTAAAAGGATACGAAGATAATGGACTTTAGTATGTTAAGCTCCGTGGCTGCTCTATTAAAAGGTGGCGGAGATCCAAGTGCAATGCTTGGTATGTTAGGTGGTAGTAACCCGGCACTAAAGCAAGCTATGGATATTGCTAAAGGCAAAGATCCTAAAGCATTGGAGAACTATGTACGGGCCGAGTTCGATAAGCGTGGTATGAATATCAATGAGGCTCTAAAGGCCCTTGGTATAAATTAATAAACAGGAGTTAAACATGGAACACGAAGGAAACGGTAGTTGGGTATGGGTTATCCTACTTGCTTTTCTATTTATGAGAGGCGGATGGGATGGAAGGGACGGACACCACGATGGCGGAGATTATGAACGTGATCATAATCGGTATGACAGGCGTGATGCTGACTTCCGGGAACTTCGGACAGAGAATTGGCAGCAACAGAAAGAGATCTTGAAATCTGGATACGAAGATCGTATTGCTGATTTGAAATGCTGCTGTGAGACAAACCAAAATATTAAAGATGTTAAGTGTGAAGTGGCAGAGCAGGGTGAAAAGACTCGTGCTCTTATGATCTCTCTTGAAAAAGATGAGACAATCAGGAGACAAGCAGATACTATTGCTGCTTTGCAGCTTGCTGCTAGTGAAGATCGAATCGTTGATCGGCTCACCAGACAAATATGGAAGTCGGAACGGTTTGAAGATTGTCGGCGTCACTTCTCGCGTCCTGATGACGATGATCACGAAAGAAGGGTATAATGGATGATCGTGACCTGCTAGTTCTATTGACATTGATCGCAACGATATGGAACTTGCAGGTTAACTATGATATTAAGCATGGTGGAGAACGCCGTGAAGTTATATTGAAAAATATTGAGGATAAATTAAATGAATGAAACATTCCTTCGTATCCTTAAAACATTGTATGCATTAGAGCACGCAATGGAAAATGCAATGATACTTTGCCAATCATGGGGCTTCAATGGCCTTAAACGGAAGTATCGTTTATATAGTACATATCTACATTATGCCATTCGACAAATAGAATGTGAAATGTACGATTACCATGAGCTCGCGGCTCCTCTTAATGAGGAGGCGTACCCTGCTTATCATCCTTCTAATATAGAGGATCATTTAACCAAATGGGCTGCTATGATGAGGGATGTGGTAAGCAATCTTGTTATGGCAAATAAAGTTTTAATACCTGCTATCGGTAAACAAAACTGTTATGTTGAAGATGTACTAAAGCTGTGCTATAAGGAAAAGTGTAAGTCTATCCGTATGGCAAAACGTTTCAACGAGGCTGGCCTACATGACCTTCATATGTGCGATGATATACTTCATAAAAAGATGAAGCAGTGTGAAGCCGAGGAGGTTCCCAAATGGATATAAGAAAGTTAGATGATACTCTAACTCGTATATTCTTTGATGAAGTTAAACACACTGAACGTATAACTTCTAGTAGTATATCTGATTTAGCAAAGATTAGTTCTATACTGTTATGCTTATGGCATCCAGCTATACAGGAGCAGATTAAAAAGCTTCCTCAATACAGTGAAAAGCAGGACATATTGAATAAAGCATTAGAGGATGCTGTATTAGGTACTGGTATGTCTGGTGCTGCAGAAGACTACATTAAGTCTGTTGGTCAAGATAAAACAGGTAATCCTTATTAGGAGGGATATGTGCGTGAAGCATTGGTTATTATTTTTGTTGCTCTGTGTATATGGATTCCTGCCACTTTATTCACAGGATGTACCACAGTCCCCCAACCAATTATTGCAACAACAGATGGATCTGTCGTCGCAAGTAAGGAAAGCGTTGCAAGACTCCAAACAATCAATGACGGACTTAACGACATCATACGAAGCTATGATAGTGCAATTAAACAATACCAAGGACAAGCAGTCAGCGGAATTGATGCAGCTCTCGCAGCACTTGACAGATACGATGAGTTCGTTCAATATTGCATCAATCGCATTACAGAGCTTGAACGTGACAGTCGCTCTTCGGGATCAACAGATCTCGACTCGCAACACAATCCTGATGTGGATCGGGATAGTGGGGGGAATTTTACTACTCCTTAAAATTGCTGCATTTATATTATATGCAAAACATATTAAGCTACCTGAATGGCTTAATATATTATTATAGGGGATAATATGTTAGCACAGGGTATTCAGTCTCGTTGCCTCATTCCATCTCTTAAAGATTGCGGATGTTACTTTTTCGATATTCTACGTCAGGTTGAGATACAGCAACAATTAAATCTTTCAGAAGATGATGCAATGATGTGGTATTATGTGGCACGTTATAAAAAGTTTGTAGAACAAGATTGCACAGTAATTGATCCTGTAGGATTAGCTAATCTTGTATGCGGACAAAATGCATATCGTGTTATTTCAAAATCTGATAATAAACCCGATCTTAGTATATACATTGTATGTGGTAAAAAGCCAATGTATACTCATTTTACATTAATAGAGAACGGCAAACGATGGGATAGCCTTGATCCTAATCGTCCGACTGCTGATTCGTATACCCCCGATAGTTATAGGGTGCTTGTTTAGCATCATCTATACCCCGAAGAAAATCGTACATGTCTTTATCTTGCTTATTGAAATCTTCGGGGTAACCATCTTTTTCCCATTGGTTGAATACTGCGTTAGCGAGCTCCTTTAGGCTTTCACTACTCATGAGCATCTGGCAATTCTGGATCTCCTTGATCTCCTAGATCTCCTAGATCTCCTTCTGGATCTCCTTGACTATCTTGTTCTGGTTCTTCGTATGTAGTTGTACAAATATGCATAAATGGAAATCCGCAGGCTCTCATATGTGTCCCGTCCTCAAAATATACGATGCAATCTGGTTGTGGTTCAGGAAACGTGTCTATACGTATAACCTTTCCATCATTTAGTTCCCATACAGCAGGCTTCATTCCAACTATAAATGTGTTGTAGCCATCTGGAAATGCGATCTTAACTGCTGATACATTGTTCATATCCATTCTCCTTCCTGTAAATAAGGTAATAACGTGCTATCATCAATAATAATTTCTTCTTCTTTAATGTAGCTCGAATCATAAAAATCAAATGCAACTCCGGTCTCGGTTAGCCCATGATAAAAATATTGATCAGGAGCTTGAGCCGGGGCGCATCCTACATATACTAAATGTACACGCATTAAAAGGTTATATTAGATACCTCATCTAAGACATCTGGAGGATTCGGATAATCGTCATGAGAAGCCCCATTCCCTCCGTTACCTCCCTCTTGTTTCCTACTACCGATTAATTGTACATTAGTTGTAGTAAGCTTCCAATCTCTATGTTTAGCTCCATCACGACCTGTCCACTCGTCTGTTTCTAATGTTCCAAACAGTGCAATCATTTGACCCTTGAGCATATATTGTCTGATGCTTTCTGCACTTTTGCCGAGGAGCATTACATGGAAGTAGTTAACTTTAGCAAAGTTTCCATAGCCTGTATTATTAGCTATGTCAAATGATAAATACGATGTGCCGGATGGGAAATACTTTAGTTCCGAGTCTCGTGTAAGTCTTCCTGTTAAACTAATACAATTTAAGTCACTCATATAGTTCCTCGTTATACTGTCTCATATTTTCTTGTAACAAACATAACAACGTTATGTCTTTTTCTTGTAGCCCATCATAACAATTTAATTCTTGCTCATCAGGTGTGTTACCTACTAGATAGTCCAATGATACATAAAGAGCAGAGGCTAAAGCGTAAAGGTTTTCAACACTAGGAGATCTTTCTCCGGTCTCAAACTTACATATTGAAGATTGAATAGTCCCTGATTTACGAGCTAATTGAGCTTGATTAAACCCACGAACATGACGCGCTACTGATAGCCTACGTGCAAAAACCTCTCGATTAAATCCTTTAGTCTGTCTTCGTGCTGTTGCTACTGCCATATATTACCTCGGTGCTATAGATGTTTTGCTTAGAGCAGCCAGCATCATCCATGCAGTACCCGGTGTTACAAAATGGACACAGGCTTTACAGGTTTCTGGATTAAGGCCATGTTGGAAGCACTCGTTCTTATCATTGCTCTGCATGTCATAACAGCGTGCTATCTTATCGAGAGCATCTTTAAGTGTCATATCATCTTTTTTCGGCATATATACCTCCTTCTCTAAATGGACATGCTTGTTTGTGATTGTCAACACACTTATCAGCTATACGTGAGCTACATATAACACGTTTATTAGGATGACCACAATCGTCATGGAAAGAAAGACGATTAGATAATTCCTTTCCTGCTAGCCATTCTGCTATTGCCATCTTTTGACCTGCTGTCATTTCAATACCCCATCATAAACGTAGCGTATACATCGGCTGTATGTAATGCCAGTACCTCTGGATATGTTTCCATAGCCTGATAATACTGTTTCTTCTGGATATAGTCATCCGGTGTTCCCATATGATTCGCCACTGCCTGAGCCCAGCACTCATGTTCAAACGTATAATACTTTTCGATTAAGCGTAATGACTCACAGCCATGGGGGAGTTGGATAAGATCTGTGTTTACTTCCCAACCATCATACCCTTCCCATTTACCACTTTTATCCTTGCGCCATTTTTGTACACGACTGTAAAGGTTACACTTTACGGCATCGTGGAATATCGAGGCTACTAAACCATCTCGATCATAGGAATCTGTACCTAGATCTCGTGTACCAGAAGCCGGTATAAGCACTTGTGTTTTTTCTTTTAGTGCATACCATACAGCAAGGCTGTGCTTGACAAGCCCAAACTGTTCAGCACCATGATACTGCGTACTCGCAGGTGCTATAAAGAAGTCTGTACTACAGACCCATTCCCATAGTTTTTCTGTGCCCGCAGGGAGTATATCATGAACTTGTTTCATATACTCCTGTACTGTATGCTTTTGTTTAAGGAACTCATCTAACATTTAATACCTCCGTTATTGAATTGTCATACATGAATCCGTTAAGTATAGATGCTTTGCTAACATTCTTAGTCTGCTTCCATACACGGTTATTCCCGCAGGTATGAACTGCATTGCCGAAAAACGTATTACTGATACGATATCTTTTAGGCATGAGAGATATAGGCATATTCTTTCGTTTATCCACTGGACAAAACTGTGTCTTCCTGTATACCTCAACACATCTCATGTCATGACAGCAATCTTTACAATGCTCTTTTGTTTCCATTAAAACCCTCCTGTAGCTCCATTTGGATTATATACTGGATCATAGGCCGATGGCCTTTGATTCATACGTTGTTGTGCACCATATTGCCAGCCTAGTCGAAACCAATCTTGTGGCTTCATCGCGGCTTTCTTTGCATCCGGTGTATCCTTGTTCGCTTGTGTATAATCAGTCTCCCAACTCATCCTTCACCTCGATCTTTCCGATCAATCGCTGTGCCTGCTCAAGAGCCTTGACTGCTTCGCCAAACTGACATCCATTGAGCAATACTGTAAGGGCAACAGATATACATCCTTCCAGTGCTGAATAATCTTCTTTGTTCATGCTGCATACCTCCGTAATCCATAATTAAGATCGTTTTGTAATCCTATAAAATGACGACTTTTAACATCGTGCCAATTAGATCCTATCTCGGTATCAACACCTATCGGAATCTTTAATCCTTTAACACAGTTAATCATACATTCATTAAATTCAATCGCTGCTTCTACTCCTGCTTTAGTTCTAGGTATTGAGAATACGTTCTCGTCATGGACGGTAAGATGGAGCTTGAGCTCGTTGAAGATACCTGCCTTCCAAGCATCACGTAATCCCATTTTAAGGATGTCCGCTGCGCTGCCTTGGATGAGATAATTGACAATAGCGTAGTCACGTCCATCTGGGGGAAGCCGATGTATCCTTCCTCCCACACTCCTAATTGATCCATATTGCCTCGCAAGTACCTGTATTGCATTAGTAGTAGGACGTATGAATGTCATCCTTCGCATATACTCATTATAATACTTTTCAGTGTATTGATCAGTTGTCATTCCTACTGCACGAGCAGCCTTACGAACCTCCACCGCGAACTTCTTTTTGAAACCATTCAAACCCATGCCATAGATCATTCCAAAGTTGAAGTTTTTGACGACTTTACGAGCGTCCGGGAAATCCCATCCGAGCATTGACTGTACGAGTTTATGATAGTCTGCACCTCGTCTAATATTCTCTCGAAGCTCTTCTGAGCCTGGGCCGATTGCAAAGTGTGCAAGGAGTCTATACTCAATTTGCTTATAGTCAAATGCACCGAGTAGGCAACCTTCATCCGGCAAAAAGATAGATCGTATAAGATCTCCTCCTTTTTCTTCGCGTGATGTGAAGTTTTGCATGTTTGGTTGCTTACTGCTGTATCGGCCTGTAATAGTTCCCCCTTCGTCCCTAAGCGTAGGCGTAAACGTACCATGTATTCTATCTCCTATACGGAAGTCAACGAAGGCTGAATTAAGATACTTAATAAGCATCGTGTTCTCACGTTGTATTTCAGTAAGCTTATCAACAAACGGATGATCAATTTTAGCGAGTGACTGTGTGCTAACACTAAGATCACCTCCGGGTGTCCTATCACACATAGGAGCTAATCCCAATGATGTAATGACATACGGTACAGTTCCTGGACCTTTCTTCTTAGTCAGGGATGTTAATCCATATTCCTTATATAACGCCTCCATACCGTCAGCAACTTTCTGCTCGGTCTCTATTCGTAGCTGTTCTATTTTCGGGACATCAACTCTGATTCCATTCTTACGCATCTCAAGGATAATAGGATATTGAGCACACTCAAGATCATTAACCTCTTGTAAGCGCATAGAGTTGATCTTAGGCTGTTGATTATTATATAATTGCAGTGTAGCCTTCGCATCTTGTACATTGTATTTATTGCGTATCTCTGACGGAATAAGAGCAAGATTAGCAATAGCCTTACCAGTACCACCGTGCGATTGCCACCACATATCAATCGTGTCAGCATAGTTCTTACCTTCTACGTGCTCACGTAAACAGCAACTGTCAAGATCATACTGTCCTGAATACTCATTGATCAGACCCTCTCTTGTCATTGTATCATCTATCTTACCATTGATCTGTAGTTTTAATCCATTTTGCAACCATGTAGCATCGTAGACCGCGTTGTGCATTACTTTTGTCGTTGTTGGATCTGCTAATAATTTTTTAATAGTCGCAAGATCATCTGGTACTCCAGGGTTCAAGACCAATGAACCTGTCTCATCAGCGAAAGCGACTGATAGAACCCCTCCGTCTTGACGTATATCTCCAGGCCCTAGATCTTCGAGATTTGTTTCTTGACACTCTATATCAACGGCTAGGATTGATTGTGACATTATCTCTGCTCTCCCAAAATGCACAAGGATATGGTAAGGTACTCGGTTGTATTGTACCTAACTCTTTACAATGAACAACTGCTGGACAATTTATATACTGTACAACAGTTCCGCTATAATGCTTACATAAGTTACATCGGGTTATTTGTTCCAATTGAAGCCTCCGGTGTATGATAATCGCATATTCCTCCAGCATCTATTGTATTGCCAGATTGTAACAAGTCACAGACACTATCATTATAACTATTATACCGTGCATACTTACACGTAGCACAACAGGTATTAGGTAGATGATAATGTGACTCTATCTTTGTTGGTTTTTCCATTTTCTTGTATCTCCTGTATGTCATATCCCCACATAAGAAATAAACAATTACAGATAGCGTGTGCCAAGTGAGCATGTCCAGATTCTTGATCCTTATACTCACCTTCCATATATGCAACAACATGACGCATCAGTGCGTTAGAGTACCGCTCTTCAAATGGCTTAACAGACTGCCAATTATTTAGGCTATATTTATCAATGCCTTCATCAAGTATTTGTACAACTTGTTCTAGCTCTTTGAACAGTGGCTGCATGGTATTCCAACGTAGCTTACCGGAGTCGTATTTTTTTCCAACTTCTTCCGATTCTTTTTCCATTGCTCAGACTCCTTATATATTTTCCTTTACTATATGCGAATTATGATCATAATCTGGCATAGACGAAGGGGAAATAAATCCCCTTCGTCTAATGTCAAAGCTACTCTGCATCTCCTGTAGCATCTACAGGTTCAGAATCAGGAGCAGCTAAGAGGAATTGTGTTGACTGCTGACGGGCCGGGAGTATCAGGGTGTTGAACATTTCGCTATTTATATTGCCACTGTCAACAACTGATTCGAGTCCATAGAACTCTTTCCCGGTAGTACGCGAGATTCGCTTCCCCGATACGAGCTTCCATATCTTTGCAAAAATAGGAGCTTGATCCCCATTGGGAAGCCGTATCTGTCCGAGCGTAGTGTTCCATCTGCGGAACGCTTTCATGCTTCCAACACCCGCCGTCATCATTACGAAACCAGCAGATGAGTCATCTGGAAGCACAAGAGCATAGGCAAAAGTTTCAACGATTTTATTTCCGGTGTCCGGGTTAATCATTGTCGGATAGCCAGTTTTACCGGGGGGAGGCGGCACCAGTTGAACAGGAATACTCTTTTTCTCATATCGAGCAAGCGTTTTACCGGATGCATCTTTCTCATCCCACACCGTCTTGAAGGCAACAAGCACTACCCTAACCTCTTTACCGAGTACGTGCATAGTCCCAGAGTTGTAGAAGTCTCCATCTACTGCTCCATTAGCTTTCGCATCAGTAGATAGGGCATTGGTAATCGACAAGTAATTCGTTGACTTTGCTTCTTGGCCTATGTCCTTTGTTCCTACACCAGCGTATTGGTTAAGAAACTCAATTCCTTCTGCCGAACCCTGTGCTTCGGCTGCACCCTGCGCTTGACCCTGACTGCTTGCATTTGTCGCCATGGCTTCTTCTCCTCATAGAAACTTATACTAAACTCTCATACGAGAGTTAATGACTAGGTATACCAGTTCGATGCAAATGATCTTGTGCTGCATCGTGCTTTTCGTATGTAACCTCTCCTCGATACTCTTTAGCAAAAGGAATTAACCGCTCAATAAGCTCGGCTGATACGAACCCATTTACTAGTTCGAGTATATCATTTGGTTTCAGGTAGATCCAACGTGACGGTGTTCGTAGGTTCATTTCTTCTTTTGGTATTAAGCATAGAAATAACCCACATCTACTTGTGCTCTGTAACCCTTGCTTAGAAGTTACAATGAACTCATCAATCTCCAGTCCATCTTTTGCAATCTTCTCTACTGCTGACATAGCGCCCATCGCCATACGTGGTAGATCTAAGAATGATACTGCCACTATAGGAAATGCTTGAACACCGTATATTGGTGACTGACGTGGTGATCGTGTACACTTCTCATAAAAACCTGGAGGCCCCCACTTAATTGGAAATGTACTTGTAGTCAAGAAGCTATGACCCTCTTTCTCTTTCCACCACTTACGAGCAGCTACAATATACGGTTGTAGCTTATCTATAAGGACATATTGAAAGACTGGATCATTTATGTTTAAGTCTTTAGACATCTTGATCGAACTCCTTATCTATAGATTTAATTATCTCACTGGACTTACGTGTACGCCAATAGTCTCGTTCATTTATTTTACTGTAACTGTCAATCTGAACGTCAAGCTCTTTCCATAGCTCATCATGCGAGTACCCCATAGCACGTAGCAACCGATAGGCGGGGAAGAATGTTTCTTGTCTAATGCCTGTCCATCGTTTGTTAGTGAAGTAATCGCCTGTGAGTATGCTCTTAGTAGCCTCGTGGTAGATCGGCTTTGCAGGTAGCATCCGTCCTCTTTGTTCGTATGATGTAGGTGGTGCAGCCTTCCACGCTTCATATATGCCCCTCCAATTTATGTCGTATAAGTTATTCCAATCCTCTACTAATAATCTTTGAGTACCTATAATCTTGAACTTATTATCTTTATAGTAGGTAGTACGTTCTTTAGTAATTGGACTTCGAGTCAAGCGCGTAGGATCTTTAGTAGATTGATCAAAGATTAGTCTATCCGACACCGTTGCTTTAAGATAAGCATCTAGCCATGCTCGTTCTTCTAAGTTGGTTGGACTATCCTTTACACGAATGAGCAAATGTATAGACTTACTTCCTGAATACACAACACGGCATACCGTACCCGCTTTGAACAGCCGCTCTGCTTCACTGTCTTGAATCTTCAATCGCTCCTTATAGAACAGTTCTGCGTTTATAGACTCTTTCTTTAGTCGAGTTGTATCCTCTGCTCGCTTAATTTCCATTGCTTCAATTTGTGCCGGTACAGCATCAGCTTCGAGTAAAAATGTATCTATATAAGCAGCATTATTTTTACGCCGATTATGTGGGCATGCCTTACACCTAGTCATACTTGGAGAGCAGCTCTTACATGCTTCAATATGCTCTGGAAGTATTTCATTTAAGGTCTCGAATTCTCCTGCTGGATCAAAGAGGAATTGACCGTTGTACTTAACACGTTCACCTTGTCTTTGATCGTTCTGATGTCGCATGTCTGTACTAGGACTGCTATCAGTATCATTATCAGAACTAGGTTGTTCTCGTTGTCGTAACTCATCTATTTCTTCTCCTTGTTCTTTAACCGCAATAGTAGAATTAGTATTATTACTGTTAGTACGAATGATGGGATCATCCAGAGTATCAAGATAATACTTATCATCTTCATCCTGCTCACTCTTTAAGATAAACCACGCTGCGGGTGAGTGCTTTAATTTAGTTGTAATGCCCCTGAACCCGCGAGCAGGAGCACTAGTATTCCCTAATAAGACAAGATCATATTCATCACGCAACCATGTACGCATATCTAATAGAATACGTTCTACTACAGATGGACTATATGGTCTACCTTGCCTATCGACAAATGTTAAAGCCTTACACACAGCGACCCTATTATTACGTCCTAACTTTGCTGCGATAAACTCTATTGCATTACAGTCTGCTACTACTCCATCAAGATCACTGACATTAAGTTGACCATCATCATCTTTTAATACGATTCGTGTAACCTCTTTACGTTGCTCAAGAGATGCCTTAATGAAAGGCGCTAGAGCCTTTATTGTAGTTTCAACCTCCACAGCCTCTCCGGTGCGTGGAATATTAAAGCATCGTTGATATGCATCAGTATGAGGGAAGTCACGATAGTTTACATTATTGGCCTTATTGAGTAGCTCAAACTTAAACTGCTCAATCATTGCTTTATCTTCAATCATCCCTTTTCCAACACGTTCACCTCTTGCATTATAGCCATAGAGTTTTGTAAATACCTCATCAGCTAATTGTGATCGTTCTCGTGTGAAGTCAGGATCAACTTCCATGATCATAAACCTCCGTTGGTTCCCTCTGCCCTCAAACTTAACCGGGACAAACTCATTGGTTGATAACACAAAGTCGGTATAACTATCCTGATAATAAGGATCAACACCCTTATTCTCTTTACGTACTTGTGTAGCAGTCGCTGAACTCTTTAATGCTCCAGAAGTATTACGTGCATCCTCTTGTGTCTTTTCCTCTATACATACGACTAAAGCATCTGCCTGATCAGAATTGAACCGTGACGTACTATCGTACTGATAGCTGACTATCACGTTGTCCTTTCCAAACAGTGCCTTACATATTACTTCTCCGAATGTGCTCTTACCTGTCCCCTGCTCACCAGTGAACACTGGTATTACCTCTGTCTTCTGGGTAGGGTATATTAGCTTATGTCGTAACCAAGACAAAAGATGAGGATAACATTCACCAGCAAGGTGGCGCAACAGAGTATGAATAGCACTCGTGTCAGCATGAGTTTCTTTTGCAAAGGTATTGAATGGTCGAGCGATGTTGAAAAGACCATTCTCGCTATTGAAATACCCACTAGGAACGAAATAGTCACGGTAATAAAGCGGAGTATACTTACCATCACTTGCTTCACCATAGATCCTAGCCTTACTTAATTGGGCATAATTGTCCGCAGTGTATTGTGCCTTACGGACATCTCCGTTATCATCCTCATAAGTATAGAATAGTATGTCTTTATACAGACGTTTCCATTCTGCGTGAGTTAAAGAATCCCCACGATGATTGACACTTCTGTAAGTGCCCAACGATTTCATATATACAATAACGTCCATGTGGTTATTGTGGGCAAACTCGATACAGGCATCTTGGGAAGTAAATCCTTTACCTGCTCTTTCACCTACAATGTACTCTTGTTGTTGCATTAAATCAGCAGCCTCTTTGTACGTTATACCCTGAACATTATTGTAATCTCTTGTGCTGTCATCGACTAACAAGAGACTACCTCCCTACTGGATTATACGGATTGAGCGGATACAGTAAGACAAGATATAATAGAGCTACCGCAGGAACACTTTAGTTCTCCCATGAACGTATATGAGCCTACAAGTTTGAGTTCGTCACCCATCATATCTGATACAGCTTTCATAACACCATCTTCACCGACACTATGTTTCATCGGAACAACGATAGAGGCCCCACATTTAGGGCAAGAGCAGTTTAACGTAGTGTCTGTGTTCATTTCCATGTGAATACCTCCGAGGCGTATGTCAAACATTCATTATATAAAGGAAGCATAAGCCGTACCATATCAGGATGAGCTTTCTTTGATGTACGCAACTGAAAAATATGTCTCCATTCACGAAAATTAGCTTTAACAATTATCTTAGTAGCAAGACTATTAGGAAGAACAGATCGTGCAAGCTCAGGAGATACTTTAAGCTTCCTCATCTCTTTATATGCAGCTTCTGCGTCTGCCATTGCTACCATCCAATCACCTTTACGAGAGGCTGGCTCAAATATCGGAGATATAAACTCTATAGGTTTATCTTCATAGTCACAATAGCGTGTTGATTCTTGTATAAATGAGCATAACCGATGACGAACTAGCTCATGGCTTATGCCACGATCAGTTATGAACTCAACAATCATATTGCCAAACTCTAATACTGAATCATGACCAAGATCAACGAGGCGCTGTATGAAGCTTTTGTCTGGTTCATATGACGTTTTATCTTCGGATCTATGTGAAATCCGGGCCGCATATTCGATGAATTGAAGCTCTCGTTTCCATGCAACTGGTGAATTAGGCCAAAGAATCTCATATGATGAATTAACCTCTTTCATCCTGTTACTACCTCTGGTGATATAACGAAATGGATTTGATCAGGTATATCTTCTATCTGGATCTTAGCCACTCCACCTTTGTTATAGCCAAGTAAGTCTTTGAGGAAAGCTTTAAGACTATTGGTATTCATGTCAGATTTTTCATCAAAGGGTATACCAGCATTGCGCATCATATCAAGCTGCTCAGCAGCTACGATGCCCTGCTTCTTCACGAGGAAGTCGCCACCCATGCTGTTCAACCATGCTACAATCTTTGCTCGATCAAGATCATTTTTATTAGGATTACAATAAAACTTTGTCTCAAGTTTAACGAAGTTACCCTCGTCATCCTCAATGCTATTAAGACCTGCTGATGTCATGCTTGTTAGTACAACCGTTGCTTTATAGTCTTCATAGTCTTTACTTGCTTGTTGCGCGATGAGTTGTTTGTTAAGCATATCCACTTCGAGCTCGCGCATATGCTTAACTTTTGCCTTTACTTCGGCAATAACGTCCGAGGCAGCCGAAACTCCCTGTAAAAAACTTAAATCCGGGGCTTGATTTTCCATGTCCGAGTCTCCTTTCTGTAGATTATGGCTTAATTCTATCATATTTTGGGGCCTGAAAACCAGTTATGATCATACTTTCTGCAAAGGATAGAAAAATAAATCCGATGGCAGGCTTAGGCCGGAACAAAACCACGAAGAATTGAAAAAGGTAGAACCAGTTTTTTGTAAATATTCTACACGCTTATCAAAAATCATTAACTGTAAGTGCGTCATACGAAAGAGAGTACCTCTATAAATACCCTCCAAGGATGTAATAGGAAGGAGCAAGGCCCAACGTATATCAGATTTACGTTGATAATAGATACACGAATCAATGAAGTCATCCTTAATATTGAACGGTGGATTCGTAATAATTAAATCTGGTATACCCTGTCCTTTCCATAGCTCATCATCAAAGTTTGTAGGCTCATGGATAAAATCAATCTCCTGTTCATTAGTAGCAATCACATTACATCCATGCTGTTTGAGCACAGAAGTAATTTTTGATCGACCGTATGTATCAGTAGGCTCCCATACCTTCCACTTAGGATTAATGTAAGGCAACAAGGGGTATACTGCATAAGCAGGTGTATCAAAATGGTTACGTTCTGATCCATTTGTAAGTGTATAATTAGTGAGCCCTTCGTTCATTTGTTATATCCTCTAAAGCTGACAGATAGATTTGCACTACCGACCTGATGCTTACGGGGCACCTGCTCTACTCACTGCGCTATGTCAGCATAAAACGCTAGGGCTATGTTGTTCTGCATAGTCGATTTTGGGAGGGGAACTATACAGCATATCCCTAGCATCCCGCACCTTGAGGCGTGGCCCACTATATAAAGCCGCTCCTCTTGCTATATCAAACCTTTCTCCTACGGAGCCCGGCCTAATATTACTTATTCCACCACTTCGTACAGTTCCTACAACCTATATATTGACAATAGGTATATCCTATTAAAGGATGTGATCTACCTAAAGTCTTTTGAAGCCAACATAATATCTTTTTCATATAGTCGTTTCCATTTGTGTTATCTCGTCATCGTCTTTAACAAATGCTGTTAAACCTGTCCCTCTGATATAATCGAGTAATGTCCGTTTCTGTCTAAGCGCACCGACCACTTTAAGATCGATGGTGCCTTCGTTGATGTAGTCTGTATATACACACGTCTTACTCTGTCCGATGCGGAATATACGTCCTTCTGTCTGCAAGCGATCCTCAAGGCTAAATGTATTAGAGTAAAAGAACATCTGACAAGCATTTTGTAAATTAAAACCCCTACTGATACACCTAATGTTAGCAACCATGATGTCATATTTACCCTCCTTGAATTCTTCAACAGTTCCTGTTTTTTTCCATCCAGTGTATAAACAACATCTATACTGTCTGGAAAGATCCGTAAATATTCTATCGGCTTCGCAGGTAAATCGAGTGATGATAATGCACGGCCTATCAGTCTCATCAATATCTCTGTAGAGACTGTTGAGCTTTGGCGTAGAGCTTCCAAGCCATACTGATTCACCGGGTAGGACATCGTAGTCTTCAAGAACTTCACCCTCCTCATTTAGTGCTAACTGTCCCTGCACAATAAAGCCTGAGCTAATCTGTGACAATCTAATGAGTGCGGACAACTTATTAGCTGCGGTAGTTGTAGCGCCTCCATACATCGCCAACAGTTCGTTTTCCATTTCTTTATATGCTTTAGTCTGTTCGGTTGACATCGTAACAACATGTTTATTATACACGGTAGGTGGCATATCCACGCAATCTTCGATAGCCCTGAAAGAACTAACCGGGGCAATGAGTTCTTTAAGTTCTTCCTCATGCTTGTACGCTCCTCTAAATGTATCTTGTAACTGAATGATATTATACGTGTCAACACTCACACCAAAAACAGCATTAGCCATCTCCCATGTTGCACAGTCCTTTATCCCTTGCCATAACTCTGGTGTTATTAGTATTTGGGCAGATCCATAAGCAGTCGTAATACTCGCAAGCATAGCATAGTGGTTACGAAAGCTATAGTAGTTACGATTAAAGTAATTAGGACGAAGGAATTCAAATAGTGACCAGAGATCAAGAACGCCGTTAGTAACAGGAGTACCTGTAAGGATAGCACGAGCCACAGTATGAGGCACGCTCGATATAACTTGCTTCCTCCTTCGCACGACATCATTGAACTCATATAGCAACCTCTCTGTTCGTTTACTACTAACATTCTTTATTGATGTAGCCTCATCGAGAATCACCATACATTTAGTTGCTTTGACCCATTCAGCTATTTGCTCCCACTTCTTCGGCGTGCTGAACGTGTCTATATTTACGCTTACTATATGAAGATAATCAGGGTAGTAGAAAGGATGAGATTCCTTCATTCCTCCCCTTCCACCTAGTGTTTGTACTTCCCTATTAATATGTCTAGGCAACCACTTTGGGATCTGCTCCTGTGACCACTGTCGGTGGACATCGTTGGGGCTGATTATAAGAAGACTATCTATATCTCCTTTATCATACTTATAGGCAGCGATGCGTAAGGCAATAGCTGATTTTCCACAATTATGCACTACGATTTTATTAGCGATAAAGTTATGTGGGTCGGCACATTTAATATCGTAGGTACGTTTAATACCTACATTTTTTATTCCTATGACATGTTCAAACTTAGGAACTTTAACTACTGTAGTACCAGTAGGATGAGTATAATCTGTAGAGTTAAGATTATGGACACTTATTGCATGATGCCTTTCAGCATGAGCCGACATGCTGTCCAAAAGCTCTAAATTAGATATATCATTATTTAATTTATTTCCATCTTTATGATGAACGTATTCCGTAGGAAGTAAGTACCTTCCTAAATGTTGCTCCATAACATAACGATGTTTGAGCAGACCATCTGTGCGTCGATTAGGATATCCCTTATATTTATATCCATGCAATCGTACATACCCATCAGAATAAACAGATTCGCTTTCATATACACGCTTATATCCATTACATATAACGATGCTATTTAATGTTAATTTATCTGCACGAAGCCATCCATTATCAGTAAGTACCTCATGCTCAGGAGTAAGAGACAATGTATTTCCTGATTCAGTAGTTATACCGATACACTCCTTCTCTCCTGAATAGAGCATATCGTATACTTCTATAAGGCCAAAGGTATCATCTTCAAGAAGCCCTATAACATACCTTTGTTTAGTAGTTCGTCTCTGTTTTAAGTAAGCTGTCTCAATTGGTATTCTATAAGTAGCAGTTTTATATCCATACTGTATTATTGTACCCTCTGCTATACACCCCATTGTCCAGAACAAGGCCATTTCTTTTGAGTCCTTAAACCTTTCAAAATCTTCGTCTTGGTGCTTGTAGTATTCATCTTCTACATCTTCTATTACATTGACCATATCAAACTTAGACTGATTGTTCTTATACCATTCTTGCATAGCATCTATGAACTGATTGTGATTTAAGTCAACATCGTTTACTCGTGCTCCAATAGATCCATCTCCAACATGAACTTGTGAGGCAAGTATCTTTTGCGCTTCGAGGTTCTTAGCAGCAATAGTAGTAATGGTGTGTGCTTTATACTCTATGCACCTATGCCCTCGTTTCTTTTCATTAAGGCACAAGCCGCAGAGAGCTATCTCGTCTGTCCACATCCAGCCGTCCCATTGTACGGCTTGCCAATGCTGGCACTGACAACATAACCCTCCGGCCCCATTAAAGTCACAGTTCATTTATGCCTCATCAATATAGATATAAAAATTACCGTGAAGCAAATAGAGGCAGCGCACGCCATGATCATTCCTGCTATATCTTCACTCATGCTTCTTGCTCTCCCTCATTTCTTTACAGCATGCTCGACACCACCAGTTACGATAGTGACGACACTTAGTACCCTCACCATGACAGAATGAGAAATCATCTTCTGGCTTCCATTGCTTGCATTTACTACATCTTAACATCAGGCTTAATTGCTTTTTACCGTCAACTAGATCATCTGCAATGGATTCAACAGCGTGCTTTATGTACGCCGGATCATCCAATAATTTACGAAGCTCTTCAACACTACGCAAGACTCGTTGCAATCCATATGACTGCAATAAGAACAACAAAGAACATTGATATTCCAAACATTTAATACCCCCTTGATAGTACAACTGGTATTTGAGCAGCTCGGAGCGACAACGAATCTTGTAGCTCCAACTGCTCCCATCTACCCATCACGCGCATCGCATAGTTGATACTAGACTCCGGCGGTCGGCGATGCTTACGCGCCCATGCTGTGCCAGCATTGTAACTGATTGCAACATCCCACATTGTATTCAGTGTAGGATTATTGATCAGATGCTTAATGTGTATGCACCCTGCTGTAATATTCTTTTCTGCATTGAACCACGGGCCAGTATACCAGCAGGTGTTTAATTGCATTACACCTACATCCCATGTACCATTTTTATTTATAGCACATGACCTAACATTAAGCGTAGGATTCTCCTCCAATGCTACAGCAAGAACAAAGTTAGGCGGTACACCGACACTAGTTGCTATTGTCAAAACGAGCGCTGTTATGGCTCCCATTCTCCACTCCTATTAAATCAGTAAACCCAATTACAAATCCAGATTCAAAGATGCCTTCTAGTTCTGTTTTAATGCGAGCCCAATTTACAAAGGGCCTATCAGATAATGCAGGGTTAAGCATCAATGGACATCCGAGAGCAGCATCATCTATGTAGAGTTGTGCGTATGGCTTAGGAGATTGAGTCCAGCTTATTTGTGTCGGGTTCTCGTTCACTCCAAAGAGCGGTATATCATGCTCCTTGAACCACCATAACGCATCATCAAGATCACCCTTACCATTATCAAGTTTGCCTCTCATCGTATGCAGTATGATCTTATGACCATTATCTGTAAGCCATTTCAATACCGGAGCAGCACCAATCTCCTTTCCAATCTTAGGATACTCATGTGTAACACAGGTGCCGTCAAAATCAACGGCGATGATCATTGGCTTTCCTACTATCATCCAACATCCTCCTCTCTTATAGCAGTCTTCATAGTTGTATAATCATACGACTCGATGCACTTTACCAATGTGTCCATGCCTTGTTCAGCGTACCGAATGAAGTCAAGAACTTTCTCACTCCATCCTGCTATAATGTTCGTTCTTGATCCGAGGAACTGCTGTGTACCATAGCCCTGTAAGTCAATCGCATGTACCCATACGTCTTTGTTCACAGTGTTACGATACTCATTTACATCTTGTTGCACTGTGTTCATTCCTCGATTCACTTCATTATCTGATAATATAATAATACGATCTACATTCATTTTATGTTCAATAAGATGCTGTATTGGTAGATGCATATTAGTACCATTACCCGGATATCTAATACTCATCGCTTGACTAAGTATAGATCCTTTACTTGATATTGCAGGTATGTATATATAATCATCAAACGCAAGGAAGATACTATCATCGCAAATATGAGCAGCCATAACACCGAGCAAGCGCGATATATCCGAGCACCGTATCGTGCTCCTTGCAGATATAGAGCTAGACATAGAACCGGATACATCTACTACGATGCACGTCTTGCCCGGTAACTTCTCCATATTCTCAACGGAATAATCAAGAGCTGTTTCAAGAGCATCGAACACTTTCGATGAGCCAATTTCTTGTAGTTCACGCCACGCAGACAAAAATCTGAATGGCAACTGACGACTGTGCTTTACAGCATCACGGTCTGCGATGCGTGCAAACACAGCATTGTAATGTACAGAGTCAAGGTTAGCCTGTAAGAGATTACGAAGATTACGGAGCAATGCCATGTAGCCTAATGAGTTATCATCAAGGAGCTTTGTCCATGTTTCAGCGTTGTTGCCATGTGCTGACAGTTGTGTCTCCCATGTATTAGGAGTCTCAAGCACTCCGTCAATACAACGCTTCCAGAGATCAGACTGTGATTTAGTTGTAGGTTTAGGATGGCATATACGAAGCACGTCCTTCATCGAGAGCGACTTGCCATCACCTTTATATTTCGCAAGAGAGTATTCAGTAAAGCACTTAAACGCATCACCTATGCCCCTCTTTAATGAGTTGGGTATAGGCTTACCAAACATAGATAAATAAGCTGAAAGTATTTCGGTTACATCATCAGCACGTACAACCACGGCGGGTATGAGCTTACGTACTACTGCTTTACCTTCCTTGCAGTTAGCAAGGACAGCAGTAAGAACGTGAGATACCGACCTCATATTGAATACCTTACGTGCATAGACAGCGAGTTTCGCAACGAAATCTGCATGGCCTGAACAACAAATTATTTCTTGTGCACTTGCTACGATTTCATTGGAGTTATCGCCATAGAACTTTGGCTCACCGAAGAATGTAGTGAGTACCTGCGTAACTAAACGATCCTTATCCTTCATCTTGTATGCAGGATAACCGTCTTTGTTGACTGTCCGATTGATGCCAACATTTGAACCATTGAACTTTGCCATACTGTCCTCCTCTACTGGATGGAAGAAATATAGCCTAGAGAAACAAGCGATAGCGGGCTATCTAACCACGAAGTAACCGTTATCTGCACTACTAGGCTACGAGAGTAGAAGGAGTCGAACCCCCGACATCGTGCTCCTGATGAAGTAACTGTCATCTACAATACAGAAGACGCTTGGCGACTCCCGATAAGCATAATCGACAACAGGCTTGCTATGCACGCGCTCTACCACTGAGCTATACTCTCAAACAGCACTTTGATAAACAACGTAACCGCTAATTTACCGAGCATCCGGCTCACGCACCGAGTTGAACGGCGCAGGTTCTTTTTGACAGAAGAAGTAAGCGACTACTACAATACAAAGTGCTTTGTAAAGCAGTCTGATAAACAACAGCATCAGTAGTTTTCATTGATGGTAGAAGTAACTGACACCTACAATGCAAACTGCTTTACAAACTATGCGCCTAGTAGGAATCGAACCTACACTACCGGAAAAGGAGTGTCCTATGCAGAACGAACCCGGTATGCTCCCATTACATTATAGTCGCAAGTCCTACTGATAACCCACAGTAGGCGAAGGTTTGGCAAAAAGTATAATCAGGAGGGGAAGGTAATCCCTCGTAGATTACTTAATATACTGTAGATATTCAGACGTCCTGTCCGTGTTGTATCTACTATCATAATTGCTCCATACGCTAGACATCCAATACTCTTGTCTGCCTAACCAGTATGTCTGCGGTTCCACTGCTCTCCATGCTCCGTTAACAAGCACGCAACAGAACAGGTGATTCATCGGCGGATTGTAATTCAACTCGATACACACCCTGCTTTTATCAGGAAAGTATTTATAGAATAAGCACGCCGAATCAATACAGTTGATAAGCCCATCATGGTTCATATCAACTCTGTTAATAAGATCACGCTTGACCAATACCAGCGTGTCTCTGATCTCCTTATCTACATCTACCGATGCTACAACACTCTGTGGTATGTCCATAGGCTTTGGCCTATGATCAAAGCGCCAAGCACTAATAGCAATTAAGATAAAGATAGCCTCTAGCACTGCAAAGAATATGTGATGCTTTCTATTAGAACGTCTATCCCCATTCGCCGCTGTATCTGTATGCAATAGAAGCATCTGGATTCCTGCTTCACTTGCTTGAGTATACTTTCGCAAGTATACCCTACAGTTATTACACGCTGGATCATCGAAGTTACACTTACATTTGCCGTGTGCTCGTCTTAACGAACACTCCAGAGCAACGTTCCAAAACGCATCACCTGATGACGGTGCCTGCGGTGTGGGCATTAGTCCACTACCTCATTATAATCATCATCGTAATCGTCTTCCTCGTCAGATTCGTAATCATCATCGTAGTCTTCTTCATCATCGAAGTTCTCGTCATCTTCGTCTTCATAGTCTATGTCTTCTTCGGTGTCGAGTTCTTCGGCCTCTTGTTCAAGTAAATCGTCATCATCTTCTTCAAGTTGTGATTCATCATCAAGAGTGTCGTCATCTTCTAACTGTGGATCAGTATCATCAGACATGATTAAACCTCCTTGCCAAAATAGACCCCGGCATATGCCGGGGTCAGTTGAAACACTATGCCCCGATCTTCTCGATCACGTACTGGCTCTGGATAGGATTCTGCGGATTATGAACGTACTTCACAATAGCCACATTCTTCTGCTTCCAAATCCTGCACTTGCTGTTCATGTAGTCAATGCCCTTGTACAGTTTATTGAATACATCACCAACAGTAACCGATTGTCCAACCTGCGGATTCGATCCGAAGATCTTATCGAAGATAGGCTCACCAACACCACCGCCGCCAGCCTTTGCCGCTTTCGTAAGCAATTCAAAAGCCGCGATTATATCGGCTTTCATGTTAGCCCGGAGTGGTTCAAAGTATGCTCTTACCACTACCTTGGCAGCCTCTTTAGCAGCCTTGGCGTCCGCACGTTTCTTCGCAAGTTCAGCATTGTCCACCGGAGCGGCAGCAGGAGCCGAAGCAGCATTACCCTGAACGCCGGAAGCGGGCGCACCAGCACCCTGATTATTTAACAGTCCCATAGTATACCTCCTCTACCGTGTAGGTTATCTAGGTTCTTCGTTTCTTTTCACCACAGGGCTACTTGAAACGCCTGACACCACAGGTATTAAGTACCTTGGTTCTCAAATCATACCCTTATTCTATCATAGATTAAGGGCTTAAAACCAGTTATGATCATAAAATCGTATCAATTAAACAAATATTTTATAATCCCGGTCGCAAGGCCAATCTCACTACCATCAATACGGTATAATTTTGACATCGGGACACACTTATCGGGATATAAGTGAGTTAACTCCATTCCAAATAACCCAATGTCCTGAAACAAAATGAGTAAAGAAACTGTATCACCTGTAGCCTGCAAATGCTCTAAGGCCCATTCCTGTTGGCCCGGCCTGAACGGAACCTTAATCAATTTGCTCGCATCAAAATTGGCCCGGACGTGCTTGAGTTCCACCCATTTCTTACCATCCCGACACGCAATATACAAGTCCGGGATTCCGTTCCGCACTTTCGTTTCAATAGGCTGTACCATACAACCGTGTTGCCGTAGCGTACCAACTATTCTTCGGCTATCATCATGTTCACTCATTATGCATCCTTTTTATAGTAATCTAGTTGTTGTAAGCGATGATCAATGCCATCACACCTGCCTTCCAATCGGCTCACTAAAGACTGTAGCTCTACAATCTTTTTCAAGCAGATGTCAATTTGTCGTTCAAGTTCATACCCTTTCCATTCAGGAACCCATCTATCATCCATGTTTGCCCCTCCATTCTCGAACTAACACTTCGGCTCTATCTTTAGAGTAGCCCATCATAACCAGAGCAGTAATAGTTTCCCCTGCGGTGAAATCTCCGTACTGATACTTCATGCGGGTATACTCTCGCTCCTCGTAATTCTTTTGATACTCATGCTGTGTAGGCACATGGCCTTTATCTCCTTGCTTCGGCATCATGCCACTCCCTCCTCATCTTTTCTAGATCATCAGCAAGAGATTCTGGATCATTCTTACCAGCCCTCTCATAGTTTTTTCGTAACTCATCGAGCGCCGTGTCGAGAGTTATACCTTGACTCATGAGCATCTGTATTAAACTAAGCCCTTCATCTTGCATCTCCTCCACATGATCGTATGCGCTCATGAATGAATCACAAGCATCAATGAGTTCAAAGGAACGATGTACTGTTTCCGTAACAGGCTTGCTCCAATCATGTATCTTACTTGAAACAAACAGCATCTGATCAAATGTAAGTTTCTGTCTTAACTTCCTCATTGTCCTCCACCTCCCTGCTTACTTGCTACAAAGAACATGAGCCTATCAGCCAGTATATTACAGGCTTTTAACTGCGGGCATTGATTACAAGTATCATAATTACAATCACTTATGATACACGCCGCTTTGTCTAAGCAAGATACAACTTCCTTTCTATCAATCATGTTTATCCTCCTTTTTTATAAACCGCCTACAAGGATACAATAATCGTTCAATACCCTTATAAGCATTAGGTGATAACTGTAAACGTGCAGGCTCTTTGTCCCTTACGCTTATACCAATGTTTGCTAACAATGCATCAAGTAGATTGATCATTGCTATATCTCGCTTGCTCATTGTCCGTAAACGTTGAGCACTAGCCTTAGTGAGCGCTCCACCGACAATGTTCCTGTTATGAGTAGATTCTCTAATGGCTTGTTTCAATTCTTCTAACCGTAGAGCACAGTCCTCTCGTAATTGATCAATATTGTCGGTATAGTTCTTGAGTAATAGTATATCAAGTGGTGTCGCACTCATAACTGATACCAATCTTTATCTTCATTATGAACACGGACGTTCCGGCGTGCTTGATTATACCATGCTCTACGATGCAGTGTTTGAGCCTCACGCAATGCTCCGGCATATCTTTCAATACTCTCCCTGCTACTAGCAGGTTTGCCATCACTAACCCACTGTTGGCATATTGCTAATACAAGTTTTGTCATACCGTTAGGATTCATATACACCACCATGCTACAAGCACCACGCCCATGAGCACGCCGATCCCCCACATACCAATAAGCATAGGCCACCAGACATATGATCTACCATGATAGTTAACCATTGAATGTACCTCCCATATTTTTATATTCTTCGATATGATTCTCTACTGCACCATCCGCGATTTCCTTTAACGTATCTGCGCATGGTTCACCGTCATAGAGAATCCCTAACTCCTCTAGGCAGAGTTGGCATACGCCATCTTCACTCCATTGTCCGCCGCAGGCAAAGCAGAGATTGTCCCCGCAATTATCACACACTCCGCCATACCTGTTCGACCCTCTATCTTCTTCTCGTTGCCAGTTATCATCCAGTTCAGCATCACATCGATCACACTTCATGCTATCACCTCCACACAATCAGTAACCTCTATCGGTACATGATCAAACTGAGCATTAGAATTAACGGTACTCTCAATATAAGCCATCACATCCTCCAGCGTACTAGTAGAATACTCATCATTCAGTTCATGCCATTCAACCATTTCTGGGCAATCCGGTTCCCATTCAACTACTAACTTGATCATTGCTCTTGCCATAAGCATACTCCTTGAGTGTTTCTATACAAGCCTGTTTGAACACAGGGTGAATGTTCTTGTCGCCCTGCACTAACTGGATTAAAGCACTAACCGACTGGATGTGTCTTGTTTGCTTCTTGTTGTCTGCGAGCATTGAGCATCTCCTTAATGTGTCCGGGTAGATATATGCAATCCCTCCCGGCGCTACCCCAACAATGGTTCGGGCACTTGTTCTGTTCGCACGCTTCCACACAGGTCATCTTGTCATTCATTCGCATACCTCCATAGTATCACACATTGTCGCGTTGTTACCAGTTATGATCATAAAATCGTAACCTCCTAGGGTTCATCCTATGTCAACATAAGATGTATCAAAAAAGATTTTAAGTCGGTAAAACAGTAGGGGTAATTATGATCATAATTTGCTCCCTACTTTTAGAAGGAAAAGGCCCTCTGCGCTCTCAACTTTTCGGCGTTGCTTTCCAATCAATGCACAGGTACGGTTTTTCCCCATCTATAGAGGGCAAGGACGCATCGGTTACCGTCATGGAAATATGCCAGATTTCTTCGTATTCTTCTATTATAGCACGCTGGATAGTCTTTGGCAAGTCATAAAACCGAACCCGGCTCCCGAAATTGCCCTGCTTTCCCCGTTCTACTTCTCCGTGTTGCCACACTCCGGCCCCTGCTGACACATAGTACACCTGCCCTATGTAGAGGGCTCCGGCCCATTTGTTGGCATGGGTGAAGACAATGGTATATGGATCAAGGCCCTTGTATCGTTTCAATTTATAGCATTGTATATGCCTCGGAGCCCAATTCTTTATATGGCATACCCCATTATGCTGTACATATTGGTTATTATCTATCATATCTCCCTCACGCTTCTGTACACAATATGTAAGTGATCAAAGTCATCTGTAGGATCACTTGCTTTACAGTCTTCAAAGTATTCCATAAGGTCTTGAACGCTATGGCGCTCGTCCTTATAACAGTTTTGTTTACCAATAGCAAGATTGTTTATCCTATCCCTCATCTTAGCAACCCCTTTGGTTACATGATCCTCTATGTGAGCATCTTCTTCTATAATGAAGATCATCCTGTATTTCTTCATGCTTTTACCCCTTTGTTCCATCGTAATACTTTCCTGAGCGTATATACGTCCACACAATTTTGTTGATAGTCTGTTCCGGTAGGATCGTATAAGATAATATAAAATGACTTCGTTATAGGATAATACTTTACATTCATATAGCAACCATCAGGAAAGTTCCATCGTCCGTCAAATTGATCGCCATGTATACATGAGAAGCGATCTCGTTTACCCTTGTTTGCATGAACTTCTTGACACTTCTCTATGCTCTCTCGATCAAGGTACACGCGCCCGCACACTGGACACTTTGGGTAATTCTTGAGCTCAATAGCACCTCCCCAATACCGTGGGAGCCTCCCCCCTTCTTGACACTCCAGCGTATGTATCCGGTTATACGTGCTTATGGTATTCCATCCACAGTATGATACCATCCACTTCTTGCCGTCATAGATAGCAATGGGGTTGCCGTGGTATTCCCATATCATACATCCGATTGAGCCATCAGGATTATGATCCCCGACCCGTACTTCATCACGTTTCAGGACTAGCCGCCGTTGCTGTTTGCACGCCTGAATACAGCGCCGAGCCTGTAATAAATTGGTATTACTCGCCATGTTTGTCCTCCATTGATTCACATTCCAGAGCATATACGTCATCTTTGCGCAAGGTTATTGCCTCTAGGCCCTTACGGTATATGTGTATTGCTCCGCCGATGGATAAGCTCTCTGCGTCATATACATTGAACATTGAGCCTGAACTACTGTACGGTAAAAATGTCCATATTCTTACTTTAACCATGGTTTACTTCCTCCCTTAATGCTTCATTATTCTTTGCCACATCCTCTTGCACTTCTTCCTCATAGAGAGCCGCGCAAGTAGGACATCGATCATTTTCGTCCGAGCAATGGGTCAAGCACTCTGGACACAATGGTTCTCCACAATCATGGCAAGTGGGATCGCAAGCCTCATTATACTCGTTGCCATTGATCCTACAGCCGCAACTTGCACACCATACATCCGGGTAGTCGAGCACGCCCTCATCATGTAAATAGTCCATGAAGTCGTCATCATACAGTATATCTGTTCCGTGATAGTCCATGAACAGTTTGAGTACGTCTTCTCCAGAGAGCTCACACAATTTGTCATAGGCATTATCGTATTCGTTATTCATCATTCTCCCCTATTAGTTTGTCCAGATAGTCCTTCGCTTCGGTGTATGATTCAAAAAACATACCCTCGTCAAGTGATCCATCTATGGGTTCTATCTCATATAGTTGATATATATGAGTTATCAACTCCGCCCTGCTATTATATACACCATGCTCCACGATGTTATAATCCTCTTTCTGTAATGGCTTACATACCGGATCAATGGGTATTTCTACCATGTTCCCTGATAATTTGAGTGTCATTCCGTTACGCTCCTTAATTGCAAGGGATCAATGTATATTGGATCTCCGTTTTCTGTATTCAACTCAAGCTCTTGAGCCCCGTCCGGTTTGAAGTGGATGTCAATTAGATACACGTTATTAACTATCACTTCCTCATGATCCATGAGCCTTGATCCATGCTCAATCATATATGATACTCTCATAATACGCTCCTTGCAAGTATTACCTTGCTATAGATATACTATATCAAACATCAGATTAGTTTGTCAACAGGGCTTATGGCCTGACTATAGTATATCTATAGCAAGGGACTATTACTAGTCCATTGCTATACTCTAACACTCTAAATACATTACAAGATCAACCGGATCGTGGAAGTTCTGATTCTCCAGTTCTGTCATGACTTCATCATATTTGTCCGGTTCTTCTTGCCTTAATTGATCAAGGGAGTGGAGCATCCGCCCATACGAGCCTTGACTGAATGACAACATACGGATAGTGTTGTAGATATCGTCCCTATCCATTGCGCGTGAAGCATTGGCCTTACTGTCTGGAACCATTGCTCTTTGCCCGGTAACCGCATTAGTACAGATCATACTTTACCCCTTGCTATACGCATAGCCTTCCGATTCTTCCTAAACCGCTTGTCTTTCTTACACATAGTATTGCTCCTTCCAAGTGTATCACACTTGATATAATCAATCATACTGAATCTGATTGATTATGTCAAGTGTCTGGATTGAACCAGACACTATGGAGCAAGCCCTAATTGTGGGCTTGACCTACAAAGACAGTCTTCTTACTGTCATCCTTGATCTGGTAGGCGCCAGACTTGAGATCGATGTGAACCCTACCTATGTACAGGGAAGGTTTACCCGGAGCATTTTTCTGCTCTTTGCTTGCCACATAGTCTACTATACGCATAGTGTCCCCTTTTGACAGTCTACTGTCAATATTTTGTAACTGTAATACAGTTACCTGATTTACTTACGCTATACCCTACCTTGCGCATAGCCCGGATCAACTCCCTCTCTTTGCTGGAGTCTGGACTACCATTGGCAAGGTCAAGATAGGCGGCCTCATTAATGGGTATCTGCGATCCAAAGTCTTCTTCTAGTCCTAACCAAGCGGGCTTGTCTGGAGAAGTATAGTATGACTGTACCCATATTGCGTCATACAAGGCCATACTGATCGCCTCTTGCAAATAGTCCCATACCCCATAGTATTTGAGCACACTCGTAGAACACCGCCTAGTACCCGGCCTGCTCTGTCCATGCAAGCGGAACCGTAACGGATCGTTTTTAGGAATAACAACATAGAATGGATAGTACCCCATATAATACCCATTGCCGTTCATCAAATGCCAATCCGTACACGCGCGTACATAATCGCCCATGTCATCCACAAACCATGAAGAATCAAACCCACTCCCATACAACCTTTTGATCGCGCGCTTGAGAACATCCGCTCTTGACCCTGAACCATCTATTATCCCTTGACGTTTGCTCATAGTGTTACCCCTCTATAAGATATTGTCTGATACTGTAGACAGTAGAGCTCCAATTAGGTACTTCTACGTACATTTGACCCTTACGCGATCCTTGAGCAATATGGATCGGTAAATCCCTTATGATAGCCCTACGGCTCACATAGCCACGGAAATACTGTTGATCTCCGAGCTTGTATCTACCTGTAGACATAACATCTTGTAACGTTTGCATAGTAGCTCCTTATAACATACATCTTTGATCCCATAGCGTATAGTCCTAGTATACGCTATGGAACCGCCTATAGCAAGGTATCATCATAGGCAATGACTCTATCAACGGCTAGTTTAGAGCAAGGCCGACACCATGGAAGACCTTATTCATCATAGCCTATAGGACACACTGTTCCGCTCCGGTATGCTAGATTATCCTAGCCAATGTGTCCAATAGGCTAGTCCATTGCTGGACTAACCATTGCTCTAGACCCTTTCTACCTTATGAGTAGCAAGGTACTGTCTTACATCATGCAGACTCTTATACTGCAATGTGTAAGAGTCATAATTCCATGTCATAGGATACATATTACTATCCGTCCTATGATGAATTTTCAACAATATCGGTTTCTCTCCAATCGGATACTCTCTGTACTCTCCAGATATACTCATTGTTTGCTCCTTATACTATATTAACGGTCTGTACTCTGCGAAACTTAATGGTTTCACAAAAACTATTTTGCAATAAGATTAAGCAACGGAAGCATATCCTTACACATACAAATCACAGTACCATGATACTGTAAATGCCAATAGCCATTATACCGAGCAAGGGCATAACCGGGTTTCACTTCACTAAATGTAATCTTCTTCACTTTGAGCTCCTTCTGTCTACACCGGCATACGGAGCATGATTACGCAACCGCCAAAAACCGGTATTACTATCACGGTACTCGACCGCGATGGTTTCTTGATTCAGTGATAGGCATAGTCTGTTTACCATATCCGATACCTGTTCTTGTTTACTTCTATCAAGGAACAGATCAAGTATGATACTTACTTCCTCTACC